TTACGCCAGTTTTAAACCAGCCTGATTTCCTCCTTGTGTCGTATTTGTGTCGCTAGCGCCAAAAATGGCGTCAATTTTCCGTGCGTGTTCGGTCAGGTGGTTCGGCGCCAGGTGAGCATAACGGCGCACCATCTCGATGCTCTCCCATCCTCCCATTTCCTGCAAAACAGAAAGCGGGACGCCGGACTGGATCAGCCAACTCGCCCAGGTGTGCCGGAGGTCGTGAAAACGGAAATCCTCGATCCCCGCTTTTTTCAACCCGGCGCGCCAGGCGTTATTGTCATCCACCCGCATTTTTCTAACCGCGGGCGTTAGTGTTCCATCAGGGCGATGCTTTGCCGTGGTGTGAACGAACACCCACCGGGAGTGCTTCCCTATCTGATCCCTTAATACCCTGCATGCGGTATCATTCAGAGCTACGCCAATCGCCTTGCCCGCTTTTGCGTTCTCCGGATTTACCCATGCAACCTTTCTCTGCATATCGACCTGCTGCCACTCAAGCCCGATGATGTTTGAGCGGCGCAGGCCGGTTGCCAGTGCAAATATCACCACTGGCTTAATGCTCTCCGGCATGCACTCGATCAACCGCTCAGCTTCTTCTCTGGTCAGCCACCGTATCCGCTTACTGATCGGCTTGCGGGTTTTGATAACAGGAGCTGTTTTTATCCAGCCCCAGTCATTCGCCGCGGCCCTGAGAAGGGATCGAATGAAGGAAAGGTGTTGCGCCTTCGTCGCCTGCGAAACCTGCCGTGGTTTGTACTCCGGTATCGGCTTTCCCTTCCTCAGCGCGGCATCACGTTTACTCTCCCACACCTGCAGGTGCTTACGGTTGATCATCCCGTTAACGGCTTCATGAACTTCCTCCGCCGTTATCTTCGAGACATCACGGCCGGAAAAATGCTGCAGCCAAAACTCAATTTTGGTTTTGTCATCATCCAGCGATCGCTTATGGTCCTTTTCCCGCAACCACCGGATGCAGCACTCTTCGAAGGTTCTGACGGGCAGGTCGCCGATCTGGTCAACCCGCCACGCTTCCGCCTTCAGCTTGTCGTGGAGCTCCTGAGCCTGCTTTTTGTCCCCCGTACCAAGAGATCGCCTAACTCTTTTTCCTGACGGCGTAAAGAAATGACAGTGCCACACGCCGCCCCTGAGGGTGATTGACATAAAACTTCTCCTTTATGTTCACCCGCGTTCGCGATGACAGGATCGCGCGGGGTTTTCAAATATGCAATACACGCAGCCTCGGTAGTTCTGTACTTGTTGCCGACCTTGCGGCCGGCGAGTTCTCCAGACTCAATTAGACGGTAGATCACCCGCGCCGACACGATGAGCAAATCGGCGGCCTGCTGTGCTGTTATCGGTTTGTCAGCTGCCATATCACCTCCGATGCTTACCGCGTAATTCCTCTTCTTCTTGACAGTCAGCGCAGCGCTGACAGCCCGCCACAAGTTCCCGGCGCCGCTCGGGTATCTCTTCCCCGTAGTCGCGGCAGTGAGTAGCTGAAACTGCGTTATGGTTGATGCGCATGTTCTGGATGGTCATTTCCAGCCGGCGCTCTGCCAGTTCGTTGGCCTGATCGATGATTTCTGCGCTCATGCTGCACCGCCTTCAACGCGCTTGAACTCGATAACCCAAACCCAGGGATCAGCATTCCAGTTTTCCTGCCCGTAGATCGATTGCCACAGGTAGGCAAAAGCATCGGTAGCGTCAGGCTCTGGGTTGGCGCATCCACATGGCTCAGGTTCTCCGCAATTAAGACAGCCACCGTCAATAATGCCTTCTGCTCGCGCATCCTCTTCGCTGATAGCGTTCAGTCGTTCAACCCGCACGTCGGTGATTTCCAGCAGAATGCGGCTGGCCCAGCGCGGCATGTGCAGCGAAGGAGTCCATTTCTCAGGCGTTGCCGGCTTATTGCAGACAGCTACAGGTACACGGTGGGTTTGCTCAGTCCATGAATTTCGCTCGCTGGCTTTGTATACCAGGGTGGCGACGTCTGTAGCCCGGCTATGCACCCGAAAGGCCTCCCGCACCCAGATGCGGTTGCCGACTGCTCCGAACGGGCATGAGATAGCACCCAAAACAGGATTCATTCCTGTGTGGTCTTTTTCGCCGAGAACAACGAAAAATTCTTCTCCGTTGATGTTCCATTCCTTGCAGAACTTCACGGCGCTGTCAGTCCCTTTAACAATCCGCCGCGTCTGCGTCTTTCGGCCATCCAACAATGCCCGCACCATCTCCCCGTTAAAAATCATTCCGCGTTCTTTCATGCTGCACCGCCTTGCCAGTCGACCAAAAATGAACAGTCTTTTTTATGCTCGTTACAAGACCAGACCACTTCGTCATCACCACGGAAAACATTTACTTCCACCGTGGTTTTAAACTTCGCAACTGCACCGCACTTGCATTTGGCAGAGGTATTTTTGCTTTTGGCGGCAACACTGCCGACTCTTGGGTATTTGCTCATGCTGCACCTGCCTTGTCTTCATCCATTTTCCAGGCCGTGGCGAGAGCGCCAGCCACCTGGTGGAAGCTATGTTTTACTGCCACCTTCCCATGGCCGCCGGTTGGCGAAACCAGTTCGATTGTGGTCAGCTCTCCGCCGCTTTCAGCGTCTGGGTAAAACTGCGCGACGTCGTTGGTTTCGACGATCACAGACCCAGATGGGGTATACATTTTCAGCTTCATGACTCCACTCCATAGCGGCCGCTCAGCCGCCCAATAACACTGACAAATTTCACCAGACTGACACCCATCGGTTTTACCTTCTCGTAGTGCTTGCGAAGGATGGGGGGGCATACAGCGTTCCACTTCGGTTTGGGCTTTACGCTCATCGCTTTGGTTATCTCTTCTGCGCAGCGACGAGCCTGGGCGCGGAGAGCGTTTTCTTTTTCTTCTGGCGTCATGCTGCCTCCCGCTTCTTGTTGATATGGGGTGCATTCGAAAGGAAAACGGCCCTTGCAAAGCCCAGGGGAGTAGCACTGCGAATGTTGGCGCGCTCGTCGCTGGGTGGGCATTCATGAATTCGGTTGTCCGGATACCAGTCAGCCACCAATCCGGCAAAGGACGTTCCGGATATGGCCTCGATCGCCTTTTTCTTCGGCATCATGCGGCCGCAGGCCAGCTTCACGGCGTCGATAGCCGCTTCAACCATCGGGTGCATATTCTCTGCTGGCGCCTTGAAGCCGTTACCCGTCCAGAGGCAGGTCTGCTTCGTGTAGTTGTCATCCGCGCACAGACCAGTGAACTGGTACGGATGGAACGTGTAATTGGCCGAGCCAAAGATTCTGCTGAACACACTCACCGGGTTTTCGAATGCCCACGGACAACCTGTCACCATTCCAATCATGCGGCATTGCTCAGCGACCAGTGCGGCCTTGGCCTGGAAATGTGGGTCTTTGGCTCGTTTAGCCTCGAACCAACGGGAGCCCGATACCGCAACGTGAGTGCACGGCGGAAAACCAATGACCATAACGATGTTCTCGGTGCGAATAATTTGAGAAAGCCGCGGCATAGCATCAAGGATGGTTGCCGATATGCGCTCAATGGGACCGTCGATCGAAGTCTCAAGGTGCTGCGGGTCCACCAGGACGGCGCGATAACCTGCTTCGACCCATGGCTCAGCCATTTTCCCTGTTAAATCACAGAGGCAGATAACAGTACCTTTGCTCATGCCGCCTCCAGATTCCCGATCCGCTTTAACTCAGCCAGCGATACGGACGTAATGATGTGTCGCGGGGTGATGTACGGGCGCCAGATAAACAGGAGCGAGCCTTTAGGGTTGCTCTTGCGCTTTCCTGTAACAGATGCCGGAACAAACTGAACACGGCCGCCAGTTATGAGCCTGAGTTCATCAGCTGATTGCATGGCTGAAATAAACCAGCCGGTAGAAATGTCAGCCGGTAACAACATCACTACAGCCTGAGACTGCGCCCGGGATTGCTCAGCAGCTTTTTCCACCCACGGCCCAATATCGGAATAGGGCGGGTTACACCATATCGCCCCGTATGACGTCCATTCGCTGTTCAGCGAGTCATCCAGCTCAGTGAGGTAGTGAGCGCATAGCGCATTACTCTCAGAGGCTGCAGCATCCAGCCAGAAGCCAAACTCGCGGTCGAGCGCGTTGAAAATTTCAATCGGCGTTTGCCAGTAGTCACGTTCATTTTTTGGAGTTTTCGATCCGCCATAATCAGTCATTGCGCACCTCTTTTCGTGTCCAGCTCTTCAGCCAGCCTCTGAGCCTTTAACGGGTTTCTTACCACTTCACCAGATGGCATTAGCCAGCCACGATGAAGGACGGAGTACATGCACTTCACTTTTCCTACGGTTATGGCGTCGCGGTAATGTTTCATTCGATCTCCAGTATCATTCGCTTAGTCTCTGCCACAAGGGAGAGGAACTCATTCCTTCTCGCGCGAAGGCGGCCTATTTCTGATTGGCACTCAGCGGCTGTCAGACGGTAAACAATGAGTTGCTTTCCGTCAGGGAAATCAGAGCAGTAGCTGATGAAGTCAACCCAATCCCGGCCAGAGCAATCAAGGTGGCCGATTAGTTGCCATCTATATGCCGGATCGAAGGCGCCGCGGGTGAGGGTGGCGTAGTGAGTGGCGGCAATTACCGACTTAATCTCAACCAACCCGTCCCGGCCAACGAGTCCGTCTGGACTATCCCCATACGTTTCGTGATCAAAGAAACCGCCGTTATCCACGTCGACGAAGTTCATCTCTTCGTACAGCATGCGAGCGATTGGCTCCTGTTCGTGGCCGCGCTCCATATGGTCGTTTGTGAAGCCAAACTCAGACTTGCACCCTTTAATCTGCTCAAGAGCTAACTGAAGCGCATAACGCTTGGCTGGCTCACCAAACGCCTTGCCATCGTTAGCCATAATCAAGCCGAAGTTTGAAGCAGTAGCCTTCCCCAGGCGAAGAGCATCCCACTCTTCCCCGTTTTGCTCGACGTCATGCCAGATCATGCTGAGCACTCCTGTTCCAGTTGGCGGCGATGCTCTGGAGAAATGTCCATTCTCGCCAGCACTGCATCCAGGTTGCCATCGCGCTTGAAGGCGGCCTTAGCGTTATTCCATGCCTGCGTTTTTTCCGGCGAAAGCACAGGTTTTGAAACGCGCGCTGGGCTTAAGCGGAGACCTTCAACCGATTCCTTTCCGAACCTGACATTTTTATCGACGTAAACAGTGACTTTCACGCCGACCCAATCCTCAAGGAATGGCGATCCGGTAATGCTTTTCAGCATCTTGCTGTTGGTGGCATTCAGGATCATTGGCTTAAGCTTTTCGCCAGGGCGCAACTCGCGCTCTTCAAAATAAGCGGTGTTAAAAACGTCTTTAGTTTTTTTGGTTTTGTCGCTTTCTAATGTTGCCCTGGCGATCGTCAGCACCGTAGGTTCAACGATGTCGGCACTGCTCAGATAGGGAGAGTCAAAAGCTTTTCGGTAGTGAGTTTTAGATTCAGACATTTCATGCATCCTTAAAACGGGCAGCCTGTGCGGTGATCCCAGTCGTATTCCGCCTGGGCGTAAGCTACTGCCGAGATGAGATCGTTATATGCCTCTCCGGCGGAATCGCTGCGGAGGCCTTCATATGGGCTTTTGTCCATCGGTACAGAGAAGCGGAACAGGCCTGACGGCTCTTTCGGCAGGGCGTCGATAATTTCCTGCGCCCGATCGTCAATCCACTTTTCCTTCTCTTCGGTGAGCAACTGTTCAGCCCACTTACGCTCTTCGATCACGTCATATGCGCGGTATGCGTTCATAGCTCGCTCCTGAAATTTGGTTGTGAAACGCCCGGCACCGTATTGGCTGCCTGATAGCTCAGTTAAATTCGTGCGCTGATATGCGCGGTTAATGCGTCCCGGCTGGTACCAGGTTCGGTTCGATACTGCGTGAAGCGTATGGCCGGCGGATGTGGCGCAGATTACCCTGCGGCTCATGCCAGTAGCTGCCGTCGCGATAGTCGAAGCTGACCAGCCAGGCGGCGCCGGTGCGGCGATTGCGCATCATCACGGCGCGTCCGTTGTTAGGAATTGAGTTAGCCATTGAACACCCCCGTAACGTGCAGAATTTTGATAACCACTGCCGCCCAGATAACGCCGCAGATCAGCAGGCAGTAAATCAGTGAACGAATGCCTTGTTTGCTCATTTTCCACCCCAGCATGCGAAGCTAAAAAAAAGGACAGCAACCAAAAACGGAACGACCTTTAACCAAAAATTACGCCATGCAGGCTTGTCTTCTTCGCGGATCATCTCTTCACCTTTGCCTTATCGCGGCTAACGGAGCGTTGTTACCTATCACCGGCGCCAACGTTGTTGTTTGGATGAGTTAATTTAAAACCATAGTTGTTTTGTAGTCAACAACAATAGTTGTTTAAATGGCTGACATGGTTTTATTTGGTTGTTTTTATTGGTTATTTATTTTTGTAAAGCGTGCTGGTAAGCTCAAAAAAACGCCAAAGAGGGTAGCGCCATGTCGAATGAGGATGAGTTTTTCGCAGAGATGCACCCGCAGATTGCGCAGGTTATCGGGATAGCGGTTATGCAGCTGCTGGTTGAGAAGCGCGAGCCATCAAGAGAGGCGCTGATAGAGATGATTCAGGTGTTGTGGCAGGGGGACCAGGTAGAGCTGGCTGTGGAGCTAGCACTGGACGTATTGATGCTGAGGGAAGAGTAGGGCAGTAAAAACCAGAATCAGCGTCAGCGCCACAAGATATACGCCGCTATTGGATCATAGATTAAGTCATTGAATTACATGGGTTGCTGCTTTTGGCGGTTTCTGTAAGTTATTGATTTATAGCTCAGCGCGTTGATTTTGGGATCACGCTGTCTTTGGCATTAAAAACCCGGCGCGGCGGCCGGTTTACAGGTAGTGCAGGGCTATTTTATAGATACCAGTTCCGATTGCGATTATTGTAGGAACGCCTAGCAATATGGCCAGTTTGGCGTCGGTTATCTTTTTATCAACCGTGTCGGTTGATGGCTTTTTATCAAGAGAGGTTCTGATATTATCAAGGCGCTCAATAGCAACAGTCATATTCTGGCTGATTGTTTTTACATCAACCCTCAACTCATCAACATCGCGTCTGATATAACTAACATCAGCCTCAAGCTTTGCTACTCTTGCCTCAAGCATATTACCGCCACCTCCACCACCACCTTCACTGAAAGCATTATGGTTTGGCTGTGGGTTTTGTTCAATATTTTCCCCATCAAAATTCACAGAGTAAAGGCGACGAGACATACTAAACCCTCATCGGTGTTGTGGCGATTATAGAACTGGTTTTTTCGTCAAGCAGCTCTCCTGTTTTACCGTCGATATCTTCAAATATTTTTAATATTATGTCGTAAGTTCCTGGCTTTTCGAGATTAATATCAATAACTTCAAGTGATGCTCCGGCCAATACTGAAGATGAATCGATGTGAACAAACATAAATGTTTCCATTGCATCCCCTTCCTGCTTTTCATCTGGGAGTACGGACTTCCCATCAAAAAGAACATTCAATTCAGTCATATATCTTTTTCCTGAATCAAAGTACATTAACGCAGTTAGATAAAAAGAACCCTTTGAAGGGAATTGTTTTTTAAACATAACTGGGTCAGGCGGCATGTAATGAGATATTGCCATTCCATCCTTGATCACCGTTGGATAGATTGTAATTATCTTTTCTTTTTTCATCTCAATCCCCGGGTACTGGTATTTATTTATGAAAAATGCGCCTAACTATGTCTTTGTTATTTTGAGCAAACTACAGAGAAAAATCTACCCATGCTTCCTGTACGTCTGCGGCATGCTGCCGATCACCTTGCCGAACACGAACACCCGGTTCATTTCGTCTTTCTCTATCGGATCCCACGCTGCATAGCTTTTGTTATCTGAGATAACCAGCAGCTTGTCCTTCATCTTCTGCAGGCGCTTCACGTGAGCAGTGTCGTCGTACAAGAACGCATATATCCCGTCGCCGTCGAAGCTCTTAACGCTGATGTCGACGAACAGCAGATCACCCGGCTCAATCGTGCCGGACATGCTGTCACCCCTGACGTTGATGATCCGGATGTTTTCAGCCTTGCGCCCATCGAACATGTGGCGCGCTTCCGCTGGCGCATATTCAACGGAGTGGAGAATCTCCACGAACTCCTGATTCACAATGCCCGGGCCAGCACTGACGGCCAGATCCAAAATGTCGACTCTGAACACATCATGATTTATGTGTGATGGCTTCTTATCATCGTCACCATCAGCTCTCATGGCGCCAGTTCCCGAAGAAAGCCACTCAGGTCTCACCCTTAAAGCCTTGGCTATATCGAGCAATTTTGTGGTCTGAGCAGCCCTTCCAGTTTCAATCTTCTGGATCGCAGCCTGACTAACCCCAACAGCATCTCCCAGAGTCTTCTGGGTCATGTCGGCAGCCTTTCTGGCTTCTCTTAATCGTTCTGCAAGTGTCGTTTTCATCTTTTCAATTTACAACCATGGTTTTATAGCGGCAAACGAAAATGGTTGTTGACTAAATACAACTAAGGTTTTATTCTTTGTTTGTATTTACTACGGAGGTTGTCATGAACCCAACCATTAAAACCGCAATTAATATTGTCGGCTCTCAGAAAAAGCTTGGTGAAGCCTGCGATGTTTCTCAGCAGGCGGTTTACAAGTGGCTCCACAACAAGGCCAAGGTTTCGCCTGAACATGTAAACAGCATCGTAAATGCAACTAATGGGGAGGTTCAGGCGCATCAAATTAGACCAGACCTTCCAAAGCTATTCCCTTCACCGAAGGGCGTTCCGGCCGCCTAACCAGCGGCCTTTCAAACACCACCAGAGGAAGTATCACAAATGGAGAGTTCAACGACACGCAACAAAGTGGAGGCTCGCAGGATAGAAAGCTGGTTACACAGCCAGATAGCTGAACTGGGGACCACAACTATAGCCAAAGTGGCCGGAGTGAATAAGTCGACGGTGAGTCGCTGGCGGGAAAGTCTGCTGCCGAACATGTCGCTACTGCTGGCCATCCTGATTTCTAACAGGCCGGGAGAGAAAGGTGACTTTGAAGCATGAGTGGGAACAGAAGGGCGAAAGCCGCAGTGCGCGAACACTAACGGCTTTCAGGTGCAAAAACGAAGAGGTAATTGCGAGGTAATTATGCCTGGTAAATCTGTAAGAGTAAACAATCCGGAGGTAGCACGTGAGCATGTCACTTATGGCGAAAGCAATGGGGGTCAAAGTGGGAAACTCACTGCGTAAGCTCGTTCTTATCAAGCTGGCCGACAACGCCAACGACAAGGGCGAATGCTGGCCTTCGTATCAACACATTGCCGATCAGTGCGAATGCAGCAAATCCGCTGTTCGCAACCATATTGATGCGCTTGAGGATATGGGGCTTCTCAAGCGTGAAAATCGCGTTGGGGTCAACAACGGGAAGGGTAATACATCCAACGTGTATTATCTGAACCTTGATGTCACCCCTATGCCACCAAAAAGCACAGGGGTATGCCATGAAATAGCACCCCCTATGCCATCTGATGGCACACCCCCTATGCCACCAGATGGCACCAGAACCAGTCACTCTTTTGAACCAGTCACTGAACCAGACTCTCTCTCTGCGCGAGGGCAGTTTATCAGCGAGGCTGCAAAGCGACGGATCGGGATTTCACCCAACGGGGAGATACCTTTCCCTCCTGCCTTCAAGCCATCGGCAGATCACATTGCGATTGCCTCGGAGAAAGGGATCAACATTGAAACCGAGTTGCTGAACTTTCGTGATTATCACCAGGCCCGCGGCACAAAGCTGATCGACTGGAACTCGGCATTCCGGGTGTGGCTCAGGAACGCGAGAGTTAATCCGCTTTCCGGGCGCCAGAGAAGCGAACCTGATTCCCCACACTGGAACAGCCCTGAAGGCTGGAAGGACTTCATATGACCGCTCAGCTTATGACCGCGATCAGCAATCGCGATGGTGATGCGCTGGCCAGAATGGCTGCAGGTAGCACGGAGCCGCAGAGGCTTCTCGATTTCGAAGCTGAAAGGCTGGTTGATTCTCTGTTCCGTCAGCTGAAGCAGATCTTCCCGGCGTCTACCCAGACTAACCTGCGGACCGACGCCGAAGAGAAGACAGCGAAGCGCCAGTGGATTGCCGCTTTTGCCGAAAACGGAATCCGCACCCGCGAACAGTTATCCGCAGGTGTGCGCCACGCGAGAGCCAGTGAGTCGCCGTTCTGGCCATCGCCGGGCCAGTTCATCAAGTGGTGCAAGGACAGCGGCACCGTGCTCGGCGTGACTCTTGTCGACGTGATGAATGAGTTCCACCGCTACAGCCGTGAGAAGGGGCTGCATACCGGCGGTGCTGAGCGCTTCCCATGGTCTCACCCTGTCATGTACTGGGTTGTTACCGATACCCGGCGAGCAATGTACCAGCGCCAGCTCAGCGAGGCAGAAACCGAGAAATATGCCGCTAAAAAGCTGGAAGACTGGGCGCTGAAAGTCTCCTCCGGAGAACAAATACCGTCGCCGGTACTGGCTCTGGAGAGCAACCAGGAAGCCATTCCGACAAACCATGTCAGCCGCCAGCAGGGGTTTCACCCTGAAGGCAAAAGCTTCGGATGTATGCCAAGCGCGGCATCGCTCGGCGCGTTAACTCCGGCTCAGTGGCTGCGGGATGAATACCTGCGCGGGAAAGAGAGAGGGCTTATCTGATGAAAAAGAACTCTGGCAAACAAGCTGTAATCAATTACATCGGCCAGCATCCTGGCTGCAGCTTTCAGGATATCCGCCGCGGTACCGGGCTTGACTCTTCAGTAGTCAATTCCTCCCTGTGGCAGATGAACAAAGACGGCCAGGTAAAGCGTGAAGGTGAGTGCAGGAGCTACCGGTACACACTGATCGACACGACAGCCGTAACCGAAAGCGATCCGTCTGTTCAGTATCGCCAGCGTCCTGGCGGAGTAAACCCAATGACCAACCTTTTCAACCAGTGCCTGGCGGGAGTAAGAAAATGACTATCACACTACAGGCAGTAAACGAGCTCATCGCCTCCCTTGAGAGCGCAGGCGAGCTGTCGATTAGAGAGCAGAAGTTCCTGAAGCTGGCGAAGGCGTACCAGCAGCTGGCTGCGGAGAATGTGGCGCTGAAGAAGTTCTGCAAAAACGCTGCATTTGATGCCGACTATGAAGCCGAACTTGGCATGGAAAGGGGCGGGTTTACTGACGCTCTCAACAATATCGAAACCCCGCCACCGATCGCATCGTAGCCGAAGCCGAGGCGCGCGGAGTTGAGAAGTTCGCGGCGCATCTTCGCGCTAATGATAACGGGGCAACAGTTTGCAAAATGATTGCGCTCGGAGCTGATGATTTCGCCAAGCAACTGCGCGAGGGGGCCGACAAATGAGCAACCGCATCCCTAACTTCGGCTGGAACAGCCTGAAGCTGGCAACGCTCACCTATGAGCAACTGGCTCAACTGGAAGAGCAAGTGAAGGCTGAGCATGCCTGCAAAAACGGCATTCACCTCTTCGACAAAGCCGGACAGCGAAAACTCGATGCCCTTAGCTGGGCCGTATACAACAAGCAGAAGGCGGAGCGTGCAGCATGAGCAAGACGCTGGACATTCGCGCCGGTGATCGGTTCGAAACAGTTTACCCATTCATTTTCGTATGCACTGACCATCAGCAATGGGACGGAAATGTATTCACCAATGAAAGGTGGATTGGTGGTTGCCGAAAGACATTTGAGCCAGCTGATTGCGGTTATGGAGACCAGGCCGTTTACACAGCTGATGCAGAAGGGAAAAGAATCCTTGAGGTTCTGTCTGTCGCTGAGATGCCTGGAAAGTGGCAGCGCCGAATTATCTACGCCTGCCACCTCATTGACCCTGAGGGGAAAGAGAGAAAAGGCAGGAAGGCCTATACGGTAACCGAGGACAGATTCATCAAAATGTCGTCAGGGTATTTTGCGGATTATGGAGTGGAGAACAGCGATGACTGATATCACCGAACTGGCGCAGAGAGCCAGAATCAACGCTGAATGCGGTGAGCATCTTTCCCCGGCGGAGACCATGGAGCTGGTAGAGGCACTGGAATCAGAGAAACGTATTTGCGCAACGTGGAGAAAAACAGCTGAGTCGACCAGTGAAAAGCTGGAGAAGGCGCAGGCAGCCGAGCGCCGTTGGCATCGGGTGGCGTCCCGGGTACATGAGCAGGCTTGCGAAAGCGACGTGAAAATTGATGAGCTTGAGGCCATCCGCGCAGCAGCCGAAAAGCTTGTTCGCTGCAAAGGTCGCTATCACAGCGAGCAGAACTATCGAGCACTGGCGGCGCTGTTTGGTGTGAACACTCCAGATCTGCCGCCGCTGGAGCATGAAAACGTCCATTATGCCGATGCTGCAGAGATGGAGATTGCAGCGCTCCGCCAGCGCATCGCCGAGCTGGAGTCCCGCACCGTGAAGCTGCCGAAGCTCAAAATGCTAGAAGACTATCTCGCAGAGGTAGCCATTGAAGAGAGAAAACAGATTTTGGTCGGCGTGAAACTGGAGTTTCATCGTGCGTGCGTCGCCGCTGGCATCAAGGTGGAGGCTGAGTGATGGGAATAACTGAAGGATTTTGCGCCGATTTGTATTGCGACTGTGATGGTTGTCAGTCAGGGAAAATCTATCCGCAGGGGCAGGCTGATTTTATTGGCCGGAATATGACCGATATTTCTCAGCAGGCGCGCAAAGCTGGCTGGCGCATCAGCAAAGACCGCCAGCGCTGCTATGCGCCGGGCCACAAAATTTCACGGGGAGCCAACCAATGACCAAATCAACCATAACCAGAGAACGCATCGAACAGTACGCTAACGATCCGCGCATGTGCAATATCAACGACGAGATTCGCGAACTGGCCCGCATGGCGCTGGCCGCAATGGACAGCGAGTCAGGGTGTTTGCCTCTCGACTACCTGCAGGGGCACAAAGACGGTCTGGAATGGGCCGCCCAACTGGCAGAAGCCAATCACCCAGAAACCGGAGACTGGCTGTACGATGACCCTATCGAGCTGGCAAAGGCTATTCGCAAAGGTCCAGATATGCCGCCAGAGCAGCCGGTAGAGGACAGCGAGCCGGATCGCAATCCTGTGCTGGCGTATGCCGACAGTTATCGTGATATGGCGAAACAAGGCGTCGAGTCAGTCCCAATATGGAGCGTCATTACCGACCTCGAGCGAAACATTGCTCCGCTCTATCGCCACGCGCAGCCGGTGCCGGTAGTGCCGAATGAAATAAAGCACCGCATCGGTGGATTGGATTGGGGATGGGAAGGCGAGTTTAATCGCGGCTGGAACGCCTGCCGCGCCGCCATGCTGCAGGCTGAACCTGTTTGCACCTGCCCCAGCGGCGATGGTTCGCTGCGCTGGCCTTGTCAGGTGCATCCTGGCAGCTCTCCGGTAATTCCGGATGGTTACGTGATGGTGCCGATGAGGTTAACTGCTGAAAACGGCGCGAAAGGCGCGCTATCAGGTGAGTTTTCAGAAACCAAGTTCGTAAACTGTCCAGAATGTTTTGGTGATGATGAATGCGAAACCTGCGACGGCAGTGGGAGAATTGAAATCACAATACCTGTCACCTGGACAACTATCAAAGAAATCTGGGCTAAAGGCGTTGAGCATTTCGCAGCCGCCCCGCAGTCGCCCGGCAGTGAACCCGCCACCGTGCCGGGTAAATGGATTCCGGTAAGCGAGCGAGCGCCAACAAAGCAAGATGGTTCTGTGTTTCTGACATGGAATGGTAAGTACATCGGTAAAGAATTATTTCTGATGGGTTCTTTCCAGTGCCTCAAGCCGGAAATTATCACCCACTGGATGCAGCTGCCGGCCGCACCGCAGGAGCCAAAACCATGACAGAGGGAATGCGACAGCACCGCGCTTTCGTGCTGACTTGTTTGCTGGCAAGAGCTAAGCGCAGAACGGCGCAGGAGGTTAAGGATGCGCACCATTGAAGAAATCGGCAAGCGTGCAGCATTGCTGAAGTGGCGGCGTCAGTTTGGACCGTTTGAGAAATGCCCGGTCTGCTACGGGCTTCTTTCTTCCTGCGAGCTATGCCACGGTAGCGGCAAGGTGATTCAGGAGGATATCGACTCCTGGAATAACCCCATCACCAAGATGAGACGGGAGGCGAAAGGTGCCTAAATCCCCCGCAGAACGCAAAGCCTCCAGTTGAAATAAAACCCCTCTCCGGAGGGGTTTTATCGTATATGCTCATTTTGCTTTTATCCCCGGGAAGAGCGATAATTACCTCGTCAGCCTGAGCAACTGACACGATTATCCGGCGCCAAGTGGGGACACATGGCGCAAACACTGCAATTTGAGAAGAGTTACCAAAACGTACTGATTCCTGCAGAGCCGGGAACCAGCGAATACCTGCAACTTATCCCCGTAGGGCAACTGCTTTGCGGTGAGTTCCGAAAGCCCCGGAATTACGCATTCCACAAAAAGTTCTTCAAGCTTCTTACTCTCGGGTATCACTACTGGACGCCTTCCGGTGGACTCATTGAGCCCGCGGAGCGAACCCTCATATCCGGATTTATCGACTTCCTTTCATCCGACCTCGATCAGCGCGCTGCGCTCCAGAACGCCTCCGAGATGTATCTCTCATCGGTCGGTATCTCCCGTTCCCGCGATATGGCGCTGCTGAAACACTTCGAATCCTTCCGCGAGTGGGCAACCATTCAGGCTGGCTTTTACGACGAATACCAGATGCCTGACGGTAGCCGTCGTCGTGTCGCAAAGTCGATCTCCTTCGCCAGCATGGACGACAGCCAGTTTAACGGTGTCTACAAATCAGTGCTGAATGTGCTCTGGAACTACATTCTGCGTCGCAAATTCCACTCGCCGGCTGAGGCTGAAAACGCCGCCAGCCAGCTGCTGAGCTTTGCGGGGTGATAGCTATGCAATGCCTTCTCGCCAAAGTAATGGAACGCGGCATCTTCCGCGTGCCGGCGCGCCGCAAACGCAAGGTAGAAGTTAAGCCTTCCGACATCCCGACCCTGAAAGACTACACCGCCCGCCTGGTCGATAAGAAGTGGCTACGCCTGAGAGCACGGAGGCCACATGCGTAAACCTGCACGTCGTAAATGCGCCCACTGCCGCGAATGGTTCCATCCTGCCCGGGAAGGGCAGGTGGTATGCAGTTTTGAATGCGCCAGCGAGATCGGCAAAAAACAGACAGCAAAAGCCCGGGAAGTGGCGAAGGCCAGGGCGGTGAAGCGCCAGCGCGAATCCGAGAAAGAGGGGCGTCAGCGCCGTAAAGCAAGATTGGCTGAACTCAGACCTAACGGTTACTACAAAGCCCAGGCTCAGAAGGCATTCAACGCCTACATCCGCGCTCGTGATGCTGGTTTGCCATGCATCAGTTGCGGCGAGACCAACCCACCTGATCTGCATGGCGGCCAGTGGGACTGCGGCCACTTCAAAACGGTCGGCGCTTACCCTGAGTTGCGTTTTGAAGAGCGCAACGCTCATAAGCAGTGCAAATCGTGCAATGCCGGGTCGGGGAAGTACACAGCCAAAGAGGCGACGGTTGCTCAGCAATATGAAGCTGGCCTGGTTGCTCGTTATGGACAGGAGTATGTCGACTGGCTTAACGGACCCCACGAAATGACCAACTACCGCCGGGAAGACTTTATTCGTATCCGCGATGAGTACCGCGCCAAGCTCAAAGCACTGAAACAGCGGGAGGCCGCATGAACCACGACGTTATCGAACGCATTCGCGACCGCTGGCAAAAGCTCCGCCTCTGCCGGCACCGCGGCACCGTACTGGTTGACTACCGCATACTGAGAAATTTCGTTCGCATCTATCAGACCCTGGGAGAGACAGCATGACAGCTCAATACTTGGAATTTGTTCGCCAGCAGCTGATAGTGGCCACCGCCGATCTGAGCGGCGCGACGAAAGGGCAACTGGTAGCCTTTGCAGAAAACGCGCAATTTACCGCTACGGCGCGCAGCCGTGGAAGGAAGAAGGTATATAGCGAGGTGAAACTAAAAATGGTTAACCCGGACGGGCCGCCGATGAGTGGCAGCCAGTCACGTGCTAAGGGTTCATCAATCGCTCTCGTTCTTCCCGTTGAGTATTCGACGGCAAGCTGGCGCCGGGCTCTGCTGTCGCTGGAAGAGCATCAGAAAGCGTGGCTGCTGTGGAATTACAGCGACAATATCCGCTGGGAGCACCAGGAGACGATCACCCGGTGGGCATGGGAGCAATTCAGCGAGAAGCTGGCTGGCGTACGCATTGCGAAGAAGACTGTCGATCGCCTTCGTCAACTTATCTGGCTGGCCGCTCAAAATACAAAGCAGGAAATAACCGGTAGAGGGCATCATTACTCTCCCGCCGCGATGGTGGGGATAAAGCCCGATAACTGGTGCCACAATTATTCAGATTACTGGCAGGTCATGATGGACATCTACCAGGAACTTGATAGTCAGGCGTTACTCTCTGTTTCTCGATCACGTTCACAACAAAAAGCGACTTTTTCGCAGCAGGGTCTTGCAAAAGTCAATTAAATGCGTCATATTTGAGTCTACTTTGATATGCTGCCTTAACTTTAAGTGGCGGCATGAAGATGATAGTCACATACCAGTTTGTAAAATTAGCCTCGGCATTCCGCCGGGGCTTTTTTATGCCTGCGATCCGGTCAGGGCTCTTGGGTAGAGACGTGCTGCACGACACATTGAAACCCGCCGCGCAAGAGCCCTGAACCAGATTGAGGGTCGATCGTATAAAGGTCATTACGGCAGGCTGTTAACCTGCTTATCGTGGTTCGATTCCACGTCGTCCCGCCAAATTAGCCGGCTTAGCTCCAATGGTAGAGCAGTCGCCTTGTAAGCGAATGGGTAGCGGTTCAAGTCCGTTAGCCGGCACCAATACAGCGCCATTAGCTCAACCGGAGAGAGCAATAGCCTTCTAAGCTATCGGTTTCAGGTTCGAGTCCTGAATGGTGCACCAGATAATGGCCTGACCTGATGACGGGCTCATAATCCAATCCATCGGGGCGTTGTTGCCGCAACGCAACAGGCCGCCAGACCCAGCCAGGGTATTTTCGGTCATCACCGACATTGCTATTACCCTCATGCTTATTGCCCGCCTTTTTGCGGGCTTTTTTATTATCAGGTCCCGCGGGAATCACCATCGACGCTTTGTTGGTAAATCAGCCCGACGGCCCTGACCTTCTCACACACAGCTTCCCGATCTTTCATCGGAGGCGGTAACTATGGCTAAGCGTATGCAAGACAAAGAGAGCATTGCCGGGATGTCCTGGCTGGTTCTGCTGATCATTGCTTGCTGGGGCGGACTTGTCCGCTACCTGATAGATGTGAAGCAGAGCAAGGCAACATGGAGCTTGATCAATGCTCTTGCCCAAATGGTGGTTTCAGGGTTTACCGGCGTTATTGCTGGCCTGGTGAGCATTGAAAGCGGACTAAGCATTTACATGATTCTGGCAACCGCGGGGATAAGCGGAGCGATGGGCTCCGTAGCGTTGACCTATTTCTGGGAACGCCTGACGGGGATTAAAGATGCAAATCAGTAATAACGGCATCGCGCTGATTAAGCGATTTGAGGGTTGTAGGTTAACCGCATACCCAGACCCTGGCACCGGTGGTGACCCCTGGACGATTGGTTACGGCTGGACGGGAAAAGTAGACGGTAAGCCTATCAGGCCCGGAATGAAGATTGACGATGTAACGGCGGATCGTCTGCTGCGCACTGGTGTGGTGAGCTTTGACCAGGCGGTAAGCAAGATGCTCAAAGTCTCCGTTACCCAGAACCAGTATGACGCGCTTGTGTCGCTGGCCTACAACATCGGTACGCGAGCGCTATCGACCTCAACGCTGATGAAGAAGCTGAATGCAGGTGATGTGAAAGGCGCAGCTGATGAGTTCCTTCGCTGGAACCGGTCAGGCGGAAAGGTAATGGCTGGGTTAACGAATCGCCGCAAGGCAGAGCGTGAGGTATTTCTCTCATGAAACTCGTTGATGACTGGAAAAGCGCATGGCGCTGGTTCTCCATGCATGCACTGGTGCTGGCCGGGATTATTCCCACCGTATGGGCAGAGCTACCACCAGACCTCAAGACCGCAATCCCGCCGGGAGCGATGGGCACCATTACAGCTGTGATTGCTGCCTGTGGCGTTGTGGGCCGCCTGGTTAGCCAGAGTAAGCCGCAATGACAGCCGAAGCCATTCTGGCGCTGGTTAAAAAGTTCTGGCTGCCGGCGCTTATGGTCGTGCTGGTTGGTGCGCTGGCTATCTCTGCCAGCCACTACAAAGACAAAGCCGAGCAGGAGAAGCAGCGAGCCGATGGCGCCGAGCAGCAGGTAAACGCTGCCCAGACAATCACCTCCAACGTTCTGACCACTATGACCATCTTCAACACCATCGTCGAGGCCAATCAGCATGCAAAAGAGCAGATCGCACTGGACGCATCGAGAGCCTCGGCTGATATCCGGGTTGCTGTTGCGAATGATGATTGCACTAATCGGCCTGTGCCTGCTGGCGCAGTTAAGCGGCTGCAGCAATACGCGAACGGTCTACGTCAAAGTGCCGGTGGTCCCGTTACCAGCCAGCCTGACGGCCGACACCCCGCAACCGGAAATCCCCGACAACCTGACGTGGGGCCAGAGCCTTGATTTAAACGTCAGTCTGCTATCAGCGCTGGGGCAGTGCAACCGCGATAAGGCTGACATCAGGCAGGCGGAAAGGAAAAGAGGATTGCAGTAGGGATGAAGGCCTTGAGGCAATATGTATTATTGCCTCAAGGTTGATGTGTATATTAATTGGTTTCCTCACTCTTTGAGAGAAGTGAAAGAACACGCTGGTGAAGAAGCTCTTCGTAACCTTCTGGCGTAGGAAAGTCAAACTCTATCGGGCCGGCTTTGGCGGCTGCATCAGCATAGCTTTGAGCTAACAATCCAGGGGTCTGGGACATGCTATTCACAACTGAACTAAGAATGGTGATAGCGATTCTTGATGCATGTTCGCTAAGTTGCAGGTCGCTAACGATTCCTTCAAGATCAGCAATGCGCTCTTCGAGTTCAGACATAAATACTCCTTTCAGATAATTGTGGTGGCCTTCCGTTGAAGAATAACAGCTCCAGTATGTAGCTGATCAGATATTCATCACTAATAGCTAAAACTCAGGTATCAAAATGATTACCCAGGCATTACAGAGCCACTTCAAGAGGTGGCTCGATAATGTCACAACGAGGTAAGCCATATGCGCACCACTGGAATCCTAATGGCGGAAATTACGCTTCGCCCATACATGAAGCCGCTGCTCATCCTTTCAGTGCTTTTGCGCTGGGGCTGGCTCACTAAGAAGTGTATCCGGATTAGCCCTGTAATTGGTAAGCAGGCGTAATTATAAAATTCTGCAAATGGTGTCTGAAAAGCGCCATTGGCAGAGTTTTATATAATTTTTTTGATACCTCGGTGTCGAAATTACCGAGAAAGTATCTTCTACACCCAGAGGATTGTTCTGCATGACTGAAAATGACAATCGCAGACCATACCCTCCCGTCAACTTCACTGGCGAAAACTGGCTGCCGTATACCCGGCTGATCCCTGCTGCCGAAATCGGCGAATGGGTAAATCAGAACATCCTCTCCGAAGAGGGCCGAATCCATAACCCGGACCATCCGCACTTGGTCGACGCTGATGTGGCGTTCATGTGGGCTTCTGGCTCATTCGCCAAAAGCGGCCGCATTGTGCTTGGTCAGTGTGAGCAGGTAATGATGCGCGCCGGCGGCTGGCAGAAAGCCCGAATGGAGCAACAGATGCATGAATGGTTCGGTCGCATACCGAAGTTCATCATCACCCTGGCTGCTGACTACTGCGAGCAATGTAACGATCTGGAGTTCTGCGCACTGGTAGAGCATGAGCTTTACCACATTGCCCAGGCGACCGATGATTTCGGCGCGCCGAAGTTCAACAAAGAGACCGGGATGCCGGTGCTCAAACTTCGCGGCCATGACGTCGAGGAATTCGTCGGAGTTGTCCGGCGTTACGGTGCCAGCAAAGACGTGCAGGAAATGGTGGATGCGGCTAACAGGCCGGCGGAGGTTGCTCATATCGATGTTGCCAGAGCGTGTGGGACGTGCATGCTGAAACTGGCTTAATAACTGGACTGTACTGGACGGATGGTGAAACATGGCTGCACTAAAACCAGAAGTGAAAGCCTACATCATTCAGATGCTTGCGTGCTATGACACGCCTTCGCAGGTGGTCGAGGCCGTCCAGAAAAATTTCGGTATCGCCATAACCCGGCAGCAGGTCGAAACACACGATCCGACAAAGGTTAGCGGGAAGACTCTCGCCAAAAAATGGGTCGACCTTTTCAACCTTACCCGCGACCGCTTTCTCAACGAAATTTCCGACATCCCGATCGCCAACAAGGCCTATCGCCTGCGCGTCCTGCAGCGAATGTCGACGACTGCCGAGAACATGAAGAACATCGGCATGACGGCCCAACTTCTGGAGCAGGCAGCCAAAGAGGTGGGTGAGGCTTACAGCAATAAGCAAAAAGTCGAACACACCAGCCCTGACGGTAGCATGTCGCCGCGACCAACGACGATCAGACTGGTAGGAGTAGAGCCAACAAATGGAAAGCCAGGTTGACCTACAAATCCCGGCGAAGCTCGTTCCCGTATTCGCGACAGAGGGCATTCGCTATCGTGGCGCGCATGGTGGCCGAGGTTCTGCAAAGACGCGCACATTCGCGCTGATGAGTGCAGTTAAAGCGTATCAGGCAGCCGAAAGCGGATTAAGCGGCGTCATACTCTGCGCTCGCGAGTTTATGAACTCCCTCGAAGAGTCATCGATGGAGGAAGTGAAACAGGCGATCCGGTCTGTTCCCTGGCTGGATGACTACTTCGATATTGGCGAAAAGTACATCCGCACTAAAAACCGCAACGTCAGCTACGTCTTCTGCGGCTTGCGCCACAACCTCGACAGTATTAAGTCAAAGGCGCGCATTCTGGTTGCGTGGGTAGATGAGGCTGAGTCGGTATCGGCGACGGCCTGGAAGAAGCTTCGCCCGACGGTGCGTGAAAATGGCTCTGAAATCTGGGTGACATGGAACCCGGAGAAAGACGGCAGCGCCACTGACAAACTCTTCAGAAAGAACCCGCCGAAAAGCTCGATGATTGTCGAGATGAACTACAGCGACAATCCGTGGTTCCCGGATGTACTCGAAGAAGAGCGCCTCGAAGATCTGGAAAACCTCGACTACGCCGATTATGCGTGGATTTGGGAAGGCGCCTACCTGGAGAACTCAGACAAACAGGTGCTGGCGAATAAATACGTCGTGCAGAGCTTTGAAGACGACCTCTGGAAGAAATCAGAGCGCCTGCTGTTCGGCGCCGACTTCGGTTTCGCAAAAGACCCGAGCACGCTTATTCGGATGTTCATTCTGGATAACAACCTCTACATCGAATACGAGGCCTACGGCAATGGTGTAGAGCTTGATGACATGTGGAAGTTTTACGCTGGAAAAACCGATGCCACGCCGAAACAGCTTGAAGACTGGAAGGTTACTGACGAGGCGAAATTCCCCGGCATACCCGAGGCTCGCAAATGGCCTATCAAAGCCGACAACTCCAGACCTGAAACTATCAGCCATATCAAGGGCCAGGGTTTCAATATCTCAGCAGCTCAGAAATGGCAGGGCAGCGTAGAGGATGGGATAACTTGCCTGCGTGGCTTTAAGAAAATCATCATTCACCCACGCTGCAAGGAGACGGCTAAAGAAGCTCGTCTCTACTCGTACAAAACTGACCGGATCACTGGCGAGGTCTTGCCGGTCATAGAGGACAAGAACAACCACTGCTGGGACGGTGTCCGGTACGGTCTGGACGGGTATATCAAGCACAAAGCGCAAGTCGGCGCAGTATTCTTCTAAGGAGCATCGCCAGTGAGCGAACAAGATAACGGCCTTCAACTGGCTGTGAACAATCTCGCCACTGAAATGCGGCGAGCGAATTACCTTAACGCCATCGGTATCGGCGGGGGCAATACCAAGCGCCCGACGCTCTATCAGGAGTTCGGTTATCCGCGCACCATTACCTTCCATGACTTCTACAACATGTACCGCCGCAACGCCGCAGGTTTCGCAGTGGTGCATCGTCTTCTGGATGGATGCTGGCAGGACTATCCGGTAATCGTTGACGGTGATGAGTCCCAGGAGGCGAAGAAAACCAACCAGTGGGAAAAGAACGTCACCAGGTTCATGAAGAAATGGTGGCCGAAGGTGAAGGATGCCGATCGCCGCAATATGGTGGGGCGCTACTCCGCGCTGTTACTGCAGATCAAAGATAACCGGCCATGGAATGAGGAAGTCGACACTTCCCTTGTAAGGAGTCTCGGCGAGGCAGCGCTGGTTAAGCTGATCCCTGTATGGGAGCCGCAGTTGACGGTTGCCGAATGGGATAACGATCGCCAGTCCGAGACGTTTGGCCAACCGAAGATGTTCAACTTCAACGAGCAACCGGTTGGAGACGAGGCTTTCGTCGGACCGACGCGCGGTGAGCCTGTGCATCCGAGCAGGGTGATCCTGTTCTGCGAAGGCTCAGAGGATGACAACGTTCTGTCGGGTATCCCCCTGCTTGAGGCCGGATACAACAAAGGACTCGACCTTGAGAAGATTTCCGGCGGTGGTGCTGAGGGCTTCCTGAAGAATGCCAGCCGGCAGATCGCGGTCGAGTTCAGCAAAGAAACCGACATGGCCACCCTTGCCGACCAGGCAAAGAAAGCTGGTTATGCCGACCTCGGCGAAGCGATGGGCGACAAGGTCAACAAGCTTAATCGCGGCACCGATGCGGCAGCGGTTATGCAGGCCGGGCAGATGCACGTCCTCAGCGTGACACCCGGCGACCCGGGGCCGACGTGGGAGGTCACCGCGAACGAGCTGGCGGCATCAGTTCAAATCCCTTTCACCATCCTGTTTGGACAGCAGACCGGGCGCCTGGCGAGCGATGAGGATAAAACAGACTGGGCCATTCGCCGCAATACCCGCCGCAACGGCTTCCTGACTGACAGAATCACAGCCTTGCTGGAGCGCTTCTGGACCCTGGGCATTATAGATCCGCCGACAAATGGAGAGGTCACCATTTCATGGACTGACCTGCTGGCGCCTGGCGAGAAGGAGAAAATCGAGAACGCCTCGAAACTGGCTGATATCGTCCAGAAAACGTCGGGCTTCTATGGTGGCGAGCCGCCATTCACTGCCAACGAACTACGCGAGATTGTAGGCCTCGACCCTCTGCCTGAGCCAAAGCAACCACCTAACCCGAATGACAAGGTGACAACCGATGATCCACTGGCCGATGACACCGGAGCAGACGGCAAAGGTGGGGCTGCCGATAGTTCCGCGCAGCAAGGTTGACCCGACTCGATCAGCGAAGCAGGTCAGCGCGATGTTCCGGGATATCGAGGACCGTTATCTCGGCATCAAGCGTGCTCTGAAAGCACTGTTTGACCAGCGCCTGACCGGGAGAGAGCGAGAGGTTAACAGCCACAACTGGCATTTCCTGTGTCACGTTAACGGTGCAGAGCCAACGCTCTACCAGGTAAATGCCGGCAAGTTCATCTATGACATGTCAGCGCAGGAGTTGGCGGAGCTGCTCGAAGCGGTGCAGGGCATCCTGGATGACTACCTGCTGGACGGTGGAGAGCAGAACCTGTGGGCGATGGATTACGTCGTCGCTGAGGCGCAGCGCGGCACGCTGGAGGCCTTCAATAACCTCTCGCAGCAGTCGCAGGTGTACGCCAGCCAGACGACGCTACAGCAACTTTTAAGCAGCCCGGGTTATCTGAACCAGATAGCGTCAGCCAGGCTGACAACGTTCAGTGACTGGAAGGTCATCAGCGACACCGCCCGCGGAGACCTGACGAACATCATCACCGATGCGGTGGCGCGCGGAGTTAACCCACGTGAAACGGCCAGCGTCATCAGTAAGCGCCTCGATGTGTCTATGTCGAAGGCGAAGAACATCGCTCAGACCGAGCAGGTCGGCGCGCTGCGTGAAGCTCAATGGAATGAGACGGACTGGGCTTCCGAGAGGCTCGGGCTGAATACTGGTCTTCTCCATCTTTCTGCGCTGAAGCCTACCACCAGGACAACGCACGCATTCTGGCATGGAAAGGTCAGAACCGTGCAAGAGGTGCGCGACTGGTATGCAGTAGATGGTAACAAATACCATTGCTATTGCAGTCAGATTCCGGTGCTGCTCAACGATGACGGAAGCATATTCAGCGAAGGGCTGGCGGATAAGTTGGCAAGGGAAAGAAAGGCTTGGGGAAAAAATAACAATATGTTGGGTTGAAAATATTTTTTTTGTCCATATATGTATTTTTGCATGCGCGGCCGCCATGCTCCTCTGGAGAAAAAAATGTCTAAGATTGATGAGTTTAAGGACCATATCAAGGTCTACATAAATGCTGGTAAGCAGGTTGCAGAGTCGCCACTTGGTACAGCCAGACTGGTTGGCGGGTTTAGCACCTTAAAAAAAGGTGCTGATGCCGGTGTTACTCCTGAGCAATTTCGTGCAATGTTTGGCGACTTGCACAAGTACTCCAATGAAAAAGTTGCAGGATTTATTGAGATTGGTTCGGATCTGGTAAAAGGTGATGTGATTATCCCTCAAACCATTTTCGAAGATCCTGCGGGTGAGCCAGAAAAAGAGTAATTGTCCAAATTTTTGCAAAGGTCGCTTAGGCGGCCTTTTTTAATGCCTGAAATCCACCAATGAGGACGCAACGTGAAGCTATCCAGCATCCACGTTAAATCCCTCGCCATCAACGCCTCCAACATCTCAACGACCACCATCAACGGCCAGGAACACTACGTCATCCGTGGTGCGGTCCCGATCGTCGATGACATTGTTATGAATGGCGGCCTGTACCCGGCGGAGGAGATTAACAACAGCTACCAGACGATGGAAGGCAAGCTGATGCCTCTTCCGCACCCGATGGTAGATGGCAAATATGTCAGCGCCAATGACCCGCGGGCCATTAACAGCTATCACGTCGGAGCATGGGCGCAGAACGTCAGCAAGTCTGGCGACCAGGTCGTCATGGACGTTTATATCAATAAGGCGGTCGCCGAGACAAAGCCTGACGGTAAGCGCCTGATTAATCGTCTTGATGAGATGATCGCCGGCACCAACACCGACCCGATACACCTGTCTACCGGCTTACTCACGAACAAAGAGAGAAAATCTGGCGAGTCGAAGCAGAAGAAGTACTCATGGATTGCTCGCAATATGCAGTTCGACCATATCGCTATCCTGCTCGATGAGCCGGGCGCCGGTACTCCAGAAGAAGGCGTCGGCTTGTTCGTGAATGCCGATGGACAGGAAGGCGAAGTCGAAACGGCAAGCCTCGTTGAAGCCGCAAATAGCCTCAAAGATGGGCTGCTGAACAAAGTGAAGTTCTTCCTCACCCATAACTCAGATGCCTCATTCGATGAAATCTACCAGATGCTGCGTGAAGCCATTCGCGCGCCGTCAGGCAGCGATGTTTATCGCTATGTCGTGACCGTATGGCCGGACAAATTCATCTTCGAAGAGGGCAATAAGCTCTTCCAGCAAAAATACCTCATCGACGACAGCACCGTCACGCTGGTCGGCGATCCAGTAGAGGTCGTGCGCAAACCCACTGAGTACGAAGTCAAAACCAACGGAGAAACAAACCCGATGAAAGAGAAGATGATCGCCGCGCTCAATGCCGCAGGCGTTAAAACCGAGGGGCTGACCGACGATCAGGTCTGGGATGCCTATAACCAGCAGGTACAGAAGAAAGCAGGCGACCAGCCGGGTACTCAGATTAACTCAGACGCGATTACCGCAGCAGTAAATCTGGCGATTAAGCCGCTGACCGACGAGATCAGCACTCTGAAAACCCAGCTGCAGGCCAATGCTGAAAAAGACCTCAAGACCAAGCGTGAAGCGGTCAAAGCGAAATTCCCGTTCATGACCGAAGCGGCGATCAACTCGCTGGCCGGCGAAGCGCTGAACGACATGTACTCGCAGTGCCAGACCAGCACCGGTCTGAACCCGGCATTCCAGGGGAATGGCGCTCAGAGTGAAATCCTTTCTATGGAGGCTCCTGAATAATGGCTCTCGCACCTCGTTTCCATACCGTAATCGCGGGCCCGGCCCGCAAGAATGACCCGCAGGTCATTGAAGCAATCATGGCGGCAGCAGTGAAGCCAGGATCTCTGGTAATGCTGGATAGCGCAGGGAAACTGGCTGCTCACAATGTGGCCGGTGGTGCAGGGGTAGCCCTGGCGCTCCAGCACAATTATATCGGCGGCGGTGATATCCGCGATGCAGTGCCGGCCGGGGATACTGGGGCGGCCATCATGTGCGAAGACGATGTCGATTACCACATGCTGGTAAAGGCTGGCGAAGTGTTGCTGGAAAACGAAGGTCTGGTTTCTGCCGGTGACGGCACACTAGCCAAGTCGACCACTCCAGCCACCGACCAGGTCCTCTTCTTTTCACGCGAAAAAATCACCGTTGGTGCTGAAGCCCAGCTCGTGAAAGTTCGCAAATCAGGGAAAGCTACCGCATGAGCATGATCGTATTTAACAAAAAGCTGGTTACTGAACATAACCAGATTAAGAAGGCATGGAATCAGCTGCTGATGCAGCGCGAATCCTTCAACGTTAACCAGAACAACATTTCCGCCCAGTACGGCGGCGCGCTGGAAGTTAACCAGGCAGCGCTGATCTCTAAAGACTACTGGCGTGAAGTGGACAACATCACCACCCGAGTCTTCCGCAACGACGAAGGCAACGGCCTGCTTGATGACCTGCTCGGTCTCGGTACGCCGATCTCTATCGGCAAGACGGCGGCGCTATACCGCGTTTCCAGTGACGCTGGCAAGGTTCATCGCACACTGACGGGCCATGTTCCGGAAGAGCTGGATAAAGTCATCTACGACGAAGCCGGCGACCCGATCCCGATCTTCAACACGGGCTACAGCCGCGAATGGCGTGAGTGGAACGGCATGCAGTCTGAAAACCTTGACGCAATGGCCGATGACCAGGAAGCGCACGTTGCAGCTATTCGTGAAGACATGGCTGACTACATGCTTTCAGGCGATGCGAAGGTGAAGGTGAAGGGCTATGTCGGCGCTGGTATCACCAACCACGCCAACACCAATCAGGTAGACCTGAGTGCTTCAGGCCTCAACATCGACCTGACCACTGCTACTCCTGACGAGATGGTCGCTTTCTTCACCGGACCGTTCGCGAAGCTTCTGGACGATAACTACGTGCAGGAGAAGGTGAAGGTTTGGGTGTCGCCTGACATCATGCGCAACATGAGCAAGCCGTATTCCTCCGCTGCAGGCTTCAAAGAAGGCACCGTGCTGGAATACATCCTGCGCTACGGCCGCATTGAGTCGGTGAACCAGACCTTTAAGCTGACCGGTAACCACTTCATTGCGTACGTTCGCAACTCGCAGTACATCAAGACGCGCATCGCCGCGCCGGTGGGTACCTTCATGATCCCGCGACAGAATCCGTTCGATAACTACAACACTCTGGTCTGGAGTGCAGTTGGTCTGCAGATTAAGCGTGATTTCAACGGTCGCTCTAAAGTCTTCAACGCACAGGGTTAAGGGGCTTCGGCCCCTTTTCTTCGGGAGAAAGCATGAAAACGTTAAAGGTCGAGAAAACCGGCTGCTGGGGCATGATTGATGGCGTCTTCCAGCAACTTCCTGTTGGCCACGAATTCGTCGCGGCGGACATTCCTGCAGCTTTTGCTGGTCGTGTGTCGGTGGTGGGCGAAGTGGAAGACAAAACGCTCGAAGTGGCTACACCTGGCAATGATGCTGCAGAGCAGGCAGAGCAGGCAGAGCAGGCAGAGCAGGCAGAGCAGGCAGAGCAGGCAGAATCTGCCAGCAAATCGAAGAAGGCGAAATAACCATGGCTGACCCAATCACAGCGGCAGACGTGCAGGCGTTCCTCGGTGAGTTGGGTTACGCCATCCCCTCCGCGCTGCTCGATCCGATTCTCTGCGTAGTGAACAAGATTATCCCGTGCCTCGATGGTGCGGGATATGACGACTGTTCGGCAAAGCTCATCCTGATGTATGCCGCTGCGCTCATGGCGACGTCTTCCGGTGCCCGGCGAATAAAATCGCAGGGGGCGCCATCAGGAGCGTCGCGCTCGTTCGATTATGGAGATGACGGCATTACCTGGCTGCGTGACTCGCTGGCGAAACTGGATACCAGCGGCTGCACCAGTGAACTACCGATCAGCGCCGGCAACAGTGTGGGTCTGTTTCTGGTGGTCGGGGGCTGCTAATGGCGTGGGTTTCAGTTCAGCAACGGCTGCCGCGGAAGTTTACCCGGGTGTGGGTGATCACCGATGCCGGCCAGCAAACGACGGCGTACGTGAAAAGCGACGGCGAGTGGTTCATTAATTGCGACCGCATACGCGCCACAGGCGCCGTTGTGCTGCGATGGAGGGAATAGGGTATGTCAGACAAAACCAGCGGTGGGAAAATCGACGACGATGCCACGTATGGCGATGCCGGTGATAAGTCAGAAACAATTCACGTTGGTGCCATTCATTACGATATTGAAGTCAGCATGGCTGGGCGGCTTCATATGGAAGTTCGCGAACTGATTGACGTTCACGCTTTTGAGCTAACTGACAATGGCGGGTTTAATTATCTGTTCATCTGGATAAATGACTATGGACTGAAGTTCATGGGCGTTAGCCTCAAAACCTACGAAGAAGCGAAAGAGCACCTTATCAATTATGACCGAGAGAAAATCACTGGTCCTTCAGGGCGATGTGAGCAAATTCCGGGATTGATAAGCGCGATTTCACGAAAGATTGAGAGGTTCTCACTTTGAGCTCGATAGCTTCGTGGTCATATACCGCAACAGCGACTATCTGGCGGCGCATACGCGATGCCGACGGTAGCGATACCGACGGCGGAGGTCAGCCGTATGGGTGGGAAGCGCCGATCGCTATCCTCTGCGACTACCAGGGCGGACTCTCTGCAAAAATCGGTGACCTTGGCCGGGAGCTCGTTGTTAAAAACACGATATGGACCGAGTACGCAACGGCGCGGGAGGGAGATTACATCCTGATTGGCGCGTCAACTGATGCGGCTCCGCCGGATGAGGCCGATGAGATTCGGCAGATCGTCCAGTTCGCAGATACGTTCGAGCGCCTGGCGGACGATTTCGCACTGATTACGGGAGTCTGATTATGGGCGCTAAAGTTCGCGGCATCCGCCAGGCCAAGGCCAACCTAGATCGCATCATCAAAGACGTCCAGGGGCGTAAAGTCGTGCGGGCAATCCAGTCTGCGATGCTTATCGGCAGCGCGCAGGCAGCGCTTTACACCCCGATCGATACGTCGACGCTCATCAACAGCCAGTTCCGCGAAATCATGGCTAACGGCACCCGGGTAACCGGGCGCGTTGGTTACTCTGCGTCTTATGCAGTGTATGTTCACGACCCGGCAGTGAAACAGAACTTCCGGCGAGCAACTGCCCGCAAGGAGTTCTTAACGAAGGGTTTCGAGGATACCCGCAGCCAGATTGACGCGGTGGTGAAGAAGGAGCTTTCGCTATGACCCCTCCGATGTATATGCGCCTCAAAGACCTCTTTGTGGCTGAGGGGCTTACCGCGGGGTTTAAGGTCCAGTGGCGGCAATGGCGCGACACCGGGAAAGACACGGACCAGTTCATCGTGTTCAGGCCTTCCGGCGGAACCGATATTACCTACGACCTTGGCGGCGACTGGTATGTGATGGTTGATGTGATCTCCTCGAAGGCGAATCCCGATGCTGCGGACACCGCGGTAAACGCCATTGTCGAGTATATCAGCGCGCAATCCGGCGCCGATGATTGCGTTGGCGCGCTGCGGCTTGTCGGTAATGTCCCGGCGCCGATCCCCACCGAAGAGGGCCGATTAGTAACCCGGCTACTCGTCTCCTGCACATATGGCGAATAATCGTCAGAATCACCCATCAGGCTGCCATATGGCGGCCTTTTTTAATTGAGAGGCATACATGCAAGGCTGCGCTAATGACACCGGCAAGCTGATTGGTAAGGTGGCCGTGCTCCGCATGGCTTTTGGCTGTGCTGATACGGTTCCTGCGCTTTCCGAATGGAAGCGACTCGGCGCCATGACCACCAAGGGCTTTGACTACTCCATGAATACCGTCACCTCTGAGGCTGACGATACGAAGGGGCTGGTTGAGAACCTGGTCAACAACATGGACTTCACCATCTCAGGAGAAGGTGAGTTTCGCAAGAAGGACAAGACGACGGAAGTCGGCGCCATCACCATCTCGAAATATATTTTCGATGAGGTACAGGCAGGCCGTCAGCCGACAGTCTGGGTTCGCTTCGACTTCACCGGTGAAGACGCTGGCACTTATATCATGGGCTACTTCAACACCACATCCTGGTCTGGTGATTTCGGCACCTCGGATATTTCGACCTTCTCTGGTGAGTGGAAAGTTGCTGATGCAGACTCCGTGGTATTTGAGGTCGCTCCGCCGGCGCTGGCGTTCACCACCAACCTGCCGACGACCAAGAGCGTGACGGCCGGATCGGCGCTGAATATGTCGGTCGTGGTTGAGGGTGGCACAGCGCCTTACACCTACGTCTGGAAGAAAGACGGCACGGTTGTCAGCGGGCAAACAACGGCGACATTCAACAAGGCCAGCGCTGTTTCTGGTGATGCCGGGGTTTATACCTGTGAAGTCACCGACTCTTCCGCGACACCAGTCAAGATCACGTCTGCATCCTGCACGGTCACCATCAGTTAACCGCCAGGCCATTTCGTGAATAGTACAAAGGGCGTTCTGCGCCCTTGATACTGTTTATGGAGCGACTATGACCCCGATTAAAGAATTAGGCGAATGCGTTATCGGTGCCGGTGACCGGGAATTCTTTTTCCGACCGTCATTCCGCAACATGGCGCGCATCGGTGAGCCTGCCGAAATCGTTCAAACGTTCTATGACCTGTGCAACGATGAGGCTACTCCGTTGATACAGCGCGCCGCTCAGGCCTATATCCGCGACGAGTACAGCCGGCTTCCGGATTGTGTGCTGCGCTATATCCAGAGTGGGCTACTGACCCGCAAAGCCATCATGGCAGCACACGCGGTACTGACAGCGTGCTGCGACGACGATATCGGAGCTCTGGTTGGCTGGATGAAGCCGGGAAAGACCCGTAAGCGTGGCTTTGTCTGGCGCCCGGGCAGCATGCCGCCGGAGAACATGGTTATCGTCGCGCAAAACCTGATGATGCACGGCATCATCGGCAAAGCGAAGGTGCGCAAGCTGCAGCGTTACGAAACTAACGAGACAACCGCAGAATTCCGCGCCGCCGACTACATCATGGCGGCGCGCAACCATTTCGGCATAAGCCGGGAAGAGGCCGAGAACCTCACGATGACAGAGTTCGCCATGATGATTAATGCCAAGTACCCCAATCAGAACGGCTTCACCAGAGAGGAGTTTGACTCCGTAATGAGTGAGGATGATAAACGCTGGAAGGCGATGATGGAAAGTCAGGCAAATCATTAATCGAGAAATTAGCAATTCGTGCTATTGAAAAGTTTTTTCCACATTCATTTTAGTTCACCATAGTTAATCACATCTCATCATAGTTAATGATAGATAACTTAGCGTAACCTGATGAAATTCATGAACTATTTACATGAGCGAAGGCAAGCGCTTTAATGGTTCTGTCGTCGCTCTTTAACAGTCAGGTCAGCCATGGAATGCCTTTTTCAGTACTGCTTTCATCTGTTTTATTAATTGTTCATTTTTCTCGATAGCATCGACCAGTGCCTCCATTGTTTCTGGCTTTACACGTGAAAGTTCGCTGATATCTGATTCAGTAATAACAATTTCATTGTTCTTATCGGTTTCAAGCACATCCTCAATAATTTGAATTATCTCCGAGTTCATGGATCTACCGTTACGCTTTGCCCTCTCGGCTATGGCATCACGCATACCATCTGGAAAGCGGAGCATGAATTTATCGTATTCGCGGACTGGTTTGTCTGACATAAGCACCTCAAAATTTTCTTGATGCTATCACATTGACATTATCCGTAAATTGAGTCACAGTGATATCATGTCACGGTGACATGATTGATGAGGATTGATATGGATACTTTATATACAGAAAGAAAAAGCTCTAGCTTCCAATTGCGTTTGCCAGAAGGAATGAAGGAAGAGATCCGCCGTATGGCTGAAATGGATGGGATATCGATTAACTCTGCAATTGTGCAGCGTTTGGCAAAAAGCCTGCGTGAGGAGCGCATGAATGGTCAGTAAAAACGACGAAGCCCTAACTACTTGCGATAGTCAGGGCTCCTTATCGAACAAATCCCGGAAAGGAAATATCGACATGAATATTGTACAGAACAAAGAGCTAAGTTTCCACAATACCAATTTTTCATATATGGAAATGGGCGGTCAGGTCTGGCTTACGGCTGCTGAGGTTGGTCAGGCTCTGGAGTACGCTGACGATAAAGCCGTGCAGCGCATCTACTCACGCCATGCTGATGAATTTACAGCACAAATGACAGGGGTGGTCAAACTGACCACCCCTTCAGGAAAGCAGGAAGCGCGCGTTTTTTCTCTGCGTGGCGCCCATCTTGTAGCGATGTTTGCTCGCACGCCAAAGGCCAAAGAGTTCCGCCGCTGGGTGCTGGATATTCTGGATCGGGAAGTGGCGCATTCGCCGATTGCGAAGCAGTTCAGTGACGAAGATCTTTGCGCTCTGGCATGGTTATGGCGGGCCAGCGACGTCATGCTCAAAGCCTGCAATAGCGTCACACCTTTACTGAGAGTGGCAGAGCATCGCCAGGCAGGACACTTTCATTCGATCGGTCAGGAGTATCCGAGATCGATTAACAAGGCAAGAGAAGTAATCAAGCGCGAGACAGCGCATATCGAATTTCACCCATGGAAGGATGATAACTGGAGCAGGGTATTACCACACCTGCGTCAGGAGATGTTGCAATGATGCAAAAAGAAAAACCGCCAGTTACAGCTGGCGGCTTATGTCACACCCTTACTACCACATAAGGAATGTCGAATGACTTCTAAGAATGTAGCAAATGTAGGTTCAATTGTCACTGATAAAACTATTGACAGCCAGTCACTGCTTGAAATGGTCAACCAGGCCCGCAAGCAATGCGGCGAGAAACCGGTTCGCAACAATGTGTTTATCGAGCGCATTCACGATGAATTAGAGGGGGAGACCTACAAAATTTTTGTAGGTCATAAAAACGGCGCTGAAATTGAAATCGCTGAAATGTCCATCAAGCAGGCACTGCGCGTGGCAGCACGCGAATCTAAGGCTGTTCGCCGCTCTTTGGTTGATAAGCTGGAAGACATGCAGGCTATCCAGGTGCCGACAAAAAGTACCTCAGGGCTTACTGAATATCGGCTTGCCAAAGCAGAGCAACTGAAAGCTCAGGCGCTGGAGAAAAACATCGCATCGGCTCGGGAGTTGATGTCAATGTTCCCTCGGCTTGGTGAATCGGCTAACCAGGTGATCGTTGCCACCCTTGTTAACCCGCTTCTCGGTCACGAAGTTGTGCCACTGCCAGCGATTGAAGAGCATTACTCTACGGCGGGTGAAGTGGCGGCGCAGCTTGGTTGCACAGCGAACAAGATCGGTCGCGTGGCTAATAAACACAATCTGAAAACAGAGCAGTACGGCAAGTTCTTTCTGGATAAGTCGAGACACTCAGATAAGCAGGTTGAGGCGTTCCGCTACAATGCAGAAGGTGTAAAGGCATTGCGCCACCTGATCCATGGCGCAAATGTAGCCTAACTATCTGATAATAAATCTAAGCACTAATTAGTGCTTCGAAAACCAAACCTCGCTCCAGCGGGGTTTCAATTTCCTCATCTACTATAAATTCTGATCGCCATATGCTAACTTGTACATGTACAAGAGATGAGGTGATGTATGCGCAAAATCAGCTATACCCAGATGCGAGCAGAGCTTTCTGACATTTTGGATGCAATCCGGGATGGGGAAACAGTTGTCGTTACGCAGCGAGGAAAACCCGATACTGTCTTAAATGGATGGCGTGCGAAGAATGCTTGCTGTCACCTTGTCGATTCTACTATGTCCAAAGAGATAAAGTATCGTGAGTGTGACGATGACTTCACAAAAATCGTTCCGGTAGTTGGCTCGGTAATTGCTGGTACTTTATCGACCCATGCTTTTGAGGACGCTCTTAAGCGGACCAAGAAGAAGCACGCCAAAATTATCAAAGCTCTGGAAGATAAGTAATGGATGAGATTGCGTTTCTGACCACTGAACAGGTTATCGAAATTCAGCGCTCTACCCTACCTATGAGTGGACCTCCTGATGAAGATAAGCTTGGTGGGGCTTTGTTCCGAATTGAAACTTTGGCTGAGTATGAAGGATGCAAAGATATCTTTGATTTTGCTGCTATGTATCTGATTGCTATCGCCAAGGCTCACGCATTTAACGATGCAAATAAGCGAACCGCATTCCAAGCTGCCAGCATTTTCTTATTGGGAAACGGGTATGAGCTAAATGCTTCATTCGAGTTGGTCAAACTTACAGTACTTGCAGCAATGGGGGACGCCCAATTGAATGAAACAGCCTTCGCATTGAGGATTCTATCCGACTACCGTAATGATATTGTTGCAGAACATGATTACGTAGCCCAATAGAACAGTAACACTTAAAAATCAAACCTTTTTCGGAGGGTTTTGTCGTTACCCCGCATACCTGATAGGATTGCCGCATCATTTACTGATGGGGATAGGGATATGAAGAAGCTTATTGTTTTCGGTTTGTTAGTTGTAATGGGTGGCATTGTTGCCGCAATCGCATTGGTACCGACTCAGGATGCTCAAAACGCAGCAATGACAGAAGCATGTAGCTCAATAATCAAATCGAGAATGAAATCACCGTCCTCCTACTCGATGGAAAAGGCCCTTATCAGCTCTAAGCAGCTGTCAGGAGAAGAACTTAACAAAAAGATTGAAAGCCTTCAGGTTGAGTCTTTGCGCGATGGGGTGAGAAACGGGCTTTTTACGCTTAAAAACGCCGATATATTTGTGGATTTTCAGGCAAGCAATGCTTTTGGGGTACAACTAAAAGGTTTGGGTAAATGTGAATACAATATTTTCAGTGAGGATTGGGCCTCTCTTGAGTCTGTGATAATTGATGGTAATGCATTGCCTTCCGTTGACGTTACTATCGAATCAGTAGGTAATAAAATTAATTCTGGATTCTCATCAAAGTTAAAATATTTACAATACAAACTTCAAGGCAAGATATAATTTTCTAAAAATAAAGCAAACCCGCTTCGGCGGGTTTTTTTATGCCCGGAGGAAACATGGCAAGCGCTGAACAGGTTGGCAATATCGTTTACGAAGTAGAGATGAATGTCGCCAGACTTATCGAAGCCCAGCAGCAGGTTAATAGGCGCCTTGACCAGATGGATTCTAAGTTTGAGCAATCGTCACGATCTGCCGGGCGGTTTGAAGGTGCTTTAAACAAGGTTGGCGTTGCCATTGCAGCAGCTTTCACCATTGATGCAGCGAAGAAGCTTATCGCCATCGGCGACGAGATGGTTACGCTACAGGCGAGGATAGCTAGGTTAAGCCCCAGTATTGATGCAGCTAAAGATACTTTAGCCTCTTTATCTGCTATTGCATCACAAACAGGAAGCGGGCTTTATGAGACGGAAAAATTATGGGAATCTTTAACAACCTCTCTCAAGGAAACAGGGGCAACCAATGCTCAAGTTCTATCTTTGACAGCCACTCTTCAAAAGATGGGGACGATAGGAGGGTCATCTGCTGAAGAGATGAGTAACGCTTTGCGCCAGTTTGGCCAATCGATGGCGAAAGGCGTTATACAAGCGGAAGAATTCAACTCAGTAATTGAGCAGATGCCAGAACTGGCAAGGCAAATAGCAGCTGGCTTAGGGATTTCAATCGGCGATCTTCGCAAGAGAATGCTGGAAGGTAAACTGACGGCTCAGGATGCTCTGAACGCCATTCAACGTCAGTCGCAGTCGGTCAATGAAGAGTTCGATAAAATGCCGGTCAGCATTGATCGCGCAAAGAACAGCCTCGATGTGGCCTTCAAAAATGCTATTAACGACCTGAACCAGGCAATAGGCCTGACCACGACCCTTGCAGGATTAATGCAGAGCGTTGCGGATAACCTCAATTACTACAACAACAATGTCGGCGATTCTTCAAGAATGCCGAAGCTGATCAAGCTCCAGCAGGATCTGAACAATGAGCTGAAAGACGGCCAGAGATGGTATGAAACTGACTCAGTTTTTCAGGTCAGAAGGGCGCAGGCAGCAGTGCAGCTGAAGCAGATCGAGGGGGAAATAGCCCACATTCGAGCAAAGGCTCAGAAGGACGCCGGAAGCAACCAGTTTAATGCGCCGCCGACCAAAGGCGATGACGCCGCAACCAAGAAGCTGGTTCAAAACTCTGAACGCCGGCTTGCGTTGGCCAAACTTGAAGGCGAGGCGCGAGCCAGGCTTCAGGCCCAATATGATGCTGCTGATGCCGGTGTGACCGATCCTAAGCGAATAAAAGCGCTGCAGGACGAATACGCCGAAACCTACCGGGTTACGGAGGCCAGGAAGGAAAGCGACAAAGCCGGGAAGCAGTCGGCGTCTACCGCAGATTCTATCGCCCAAAAACTCGAAAGTCTTCGCCAAGAATCAGAGCTTGCAGCAGACTCAACTGAGGGTTTAACGCGAGAGCAACAACTACTCAGGGCTGAGCAATCCCTTGGTGCGCATGCAACTGATGAGCAAAAGAAAAAAGCTCGGGATTATAAAGCGGCAGCTTTAGATGCCGCTGCTGCGGCTAAGGGGGTGTCTGAAGCGCTCAGGGCTATGCCTGAGCAGGCGGAGAATAAATCCTACGCTGAATCCATGCAGAACCTGAAAGCGGCGCTGAACGCCGGAAAGATTGATCTGCAGGAATACAACGCAGCCACTGAGCAGATGGAGCAGCAGCATCAGGCCAACCTTGCCAAAATACGCTCACAGCAGGTGGTTAACCCCACCCAGCAGGCACTTGCCGAAGTTGACCCGGTGCAGCAGTTGGCCAACCAGCACGCGCAGGAGCTGGCGCTGATTCAGCAGTTCGAGCAACAAGGAGTTCTCGCCCATGAGAATGCATTGGCGCTGAAAAATGCCGCTGACCGGCAGTATGAGCAGCAGCGGATCGCAGCTCAATGGGAAATCCTCAGCCAGCAGAGCCTCGGTTATAACATGCTGACGAGTGCGGTGGATGCGTTTAGCGGGAATGCATCCAATGCTATTACCGGCCTGCTAACCGGCACAATGTCAGCGCAGGAGGCGATGCAGTCACTCGGCAATACCATCCTGAACAGCGTGATCAACAGCATTGTCCAGGTGGGTGTGGAGATGCTGAAGAACTTCATCTTATCTCAGACGCTGGGGGCTGCTGCTCAGGCTGCAAATGCTGCGTCTGCTATTGCAGGAGGGGCTGCGGCCCTCGCAGCTTGGACGCCGGCAGCAATTGCCGCCTCAATTGCTACTGGGGGAACAGCCTCGGCGACAGGCTTAACCGCGTATAAGGGGGCGCAAGCCGCCGGATTGGCAACAAGTGTGCTCGGCGCCCGCTACAATGGCGGCCCGGTCTCAGCCGGCGGTCTGTATCAGGTCGGCGAGAAAGGGAAGCCAGAGATTTACCAGGCCAGCACCGGCAAGCAGTACATGATCCCCGGCGATAACGGCAAGGTTATCAGCAATAAGGATATGAATGGCGGCCAGGTCCAGGTAAACATCCAGTTTTATGACCAGACCAGTGGCGGACAGCATTCATTCCAGGCGCAGGCCAGCCAGGAAGGTGGTGTTGTGACAGTGGAAGCTTTTCTTACCGATGTTGATCGCAATGGGCCAATGTCCTCAGCAATTCAGAGCGCTTTTGGTCTCGGAAGAAAAGCGCAAGGTGCTTACTAAGCCAAACCCGCTCCGGCGGGTTTTTAATGGGTGAACATTATGAAAGTAGCAATCGAAGTTAATGGTGAGGTTATCTGGTACCGCGACAGCGATAAACAGGAGGGGATGGCGTCGTTGGGCTACTTGAAGGACGGCACACAGCAGAAAATAATTGCCGCCCTTGAGGATGCCTTAAATCAGGCAAAAGGTGAGCATCTATGCTGGAATGACGGTAATTGAATGGCGTACGGACGCCGATCCACCTCCTAAATCAAGGGTGACATTCCAGTACCCCGAGTGTGGTACATGCAAGTGTGCAGGCAGTTTCTCAAAGAAACCGCCGCCACCGTGATGCTGGAACCCCCTCCGGCTGCGGTAGTTGTTAAAATTTGAATCAGTCATCAGTAAAACGTTGCACTGATGAGAGCAGTCAACAACAACCGTATCACCGGCGTTGAGATGCATTCGTGTATGCAAGAAATTCATTCTGATTCCTTATTTGTGTAGCCAGCTAGCACCTGGCAATAACACGATAATGGTAAAAAACATTTCGTTACATCCTGATAAAAGATCAGTGCCGCAGCCGCGGCTTTTTTAATGCCCGGAGGAAACGTGGCAACTGTTCAATACCCTCCGTTCCTGCCGCTTCCCCAGCGCGCCGATCAGAACATGACGCAGGATACAGCCTGGCAGACGACGCAGACGGCAGTCGGTCCATTGATCATCACGCCGATCACCACGGACCTGAAAGCGACCTGGACGCTGCAGTGGATATTCACGCTCGCGCAGGCCGAGAGGTTTAAGTCGTGGCTTCGCTCGCCGACGTACTGCGACCGCGGGCGTAACTGGTTCCAGATGCCGATCGACCTGGGTGATACGCAGGGAGTTCAGCAGCAGACGCTGCATTTCGTCGATATGCCGGTGCAGACCAGCAAAAACGGCAACATTGTCACCTGGACCGCAACGGTTATCAGCAACGGTATCGAGGACATTACCGAGGACTACGACGACTGGATTGTTGAGGCCCAGCCTGGCTACGGATACTGGCTGGATTACCTGATAACCGAAGTGATGCCGAGGGCTGACTGATGACAACATTACGAGAATGGAAAGAGCGGCGGCCGGCAAGCGATATCAAACAGACGGTGGAGTTTTATCATCCTGCGTTTGGTTATTACCGGGTGGTCAATAACCTGTTTCGCCCGGCGACGTTTGGCGGCAACTCATTCGAGCCTGCGCGGTTCAGCGTAACAGAACCGGCGCAGGACGGAACGGCAGTGATATCCATGACGATTACCTTTGTCGCTGCGACGGAGCATGTCCGGCAGACACTGAAAAGCTGGCGCGGGGCGGCGCGTATGACGCCGATAAAGTGCCTGTATCAGCAGTGGAATGCGATTGGTGACACGACGTCACTGAAAGACTGGACGCTGTATGTGAGTGATATCTCTGCTGACGCAAACAATGTGACGGTTGACGCCGGGTTCACCAACCCTTTGACGCTCGCCAACCCGATTATTTACACAACAGAACTTTATCCCGGACTGAAAACTTCATGACGCAAGACGAATTTATCCGGCTTGTTACCGGCAAGCCGTGGGCTAACCGCTCCTGCAGTTTTGGATCGATGGATTGTTGGGCGCTGGTTGTTCTGTATTACCGGCATGTGCTGGGACTTGAGTTACACCATATTCCAGCGTATGAAGCCGGGGCTGACTTCATTACTTGCCATGAGCAGGAGGTGGAGCACTGGCGAACGATACCAGCAGCGGTGTCGGGTTGCATTGCGGTTTTCTATCGTGGTGAAGTCCCGGCGCATATTGGCGTAATGACAAGCCCCGTTAAGTGCCTGCATTCCCGTGGGGAGTTTGGTTTCGTGCGCAGCGACAACCCGCTGGCGCTTCTTAAAGTATACAGCCGCGTGGAGTATATGGTGCATGGTTCGATATGAATTACAGCGCCTTCCTGGCGCGCCAAAGCAGCGTGGAGTTGCGGAGGAAGGAACGCCGCTAGCTGAGTTACTTGATTCTCTGAATTTGCACAATGATGTGGTAGTTAAGCTTAACGGCAGAGAACTTGATGACGACTTCGAGATAACTTATCCGCTGTGCAGAAATGATGTAGTCCTTATATTCGATCAGCCAGAGGGTGGGGTAGGGAAACTGATCAACACCATATTACGACCGGTCACAAAAATTCTCTCTGGCGCAATGAAATTGCTCGGTCTTGCACCAAAATCCGGAGGCGTTTCTGTTGCAACTGGTGAGTCGCCTAACAATGATGTCACCCAGCAGACTAACCGGGCCCGTCTATATAAAGGGAGGCCGAATATTTATGGTCAAGTACGAGCCTATCCAGACCTCATACAGGAATCGATGTTTGAATACATCAGTAATAATAAAATGGTTACAGAGTGGATGGAGATAGGCTATGGACACTACAATATTTCATCAGTACGTTATTCCGAATCTTCTCTGGTAGCTATGGCCGGCGCCAGCTATGAAGTTTATCATCCAGGCACGGTAATCCCAGAGATTATTCAGGGATATGCCTTTGACGATGTTGATGGGCAGGAGCTTCCTGGCACCAACGAGCAGACATCAAATATCGTTAATCAAGCCACGACGAATAATTTGCTGTCTGGTAGTTTCGCTGGAGGCCAGTTTTATGCAAAAATTGAAAAACAAAATGAGTTTGATGTTTTCTATGACTCTCCAAAACCATTTTCGGTCACTATCACTGTAAATGTGTCATATAATACAGCCAGTGGGCTGGTAACAAAAAACATTAATGTATCTGCTAGTTTGTTTAACTCTGCGCTATCAGATGATGGGACACTTATCGATCCGCAACAATTCTATGAGTTTTGGTTTAACTATTTGTCTGGTCCAGACTTTGAGGGATTGCCAGCAGACGCCACGGTAAACAGCACTCTTTTCACACTGACTCAGTATTCGACTATTGCGGTTGGGCCATTTTTTGCGGCGCTCCCTGGTGATCAGCTTTGGGTGCACCTCTACGCGAATGAAGCAGGCGGATATGACGGGCCTGCCCGTATCACATGGTGGCAGGTCGACACCGATAACAACCAGATACCTGGTACCGAAGAGAGCATTGATGTAAACGTGCATAACGATGGAGGCAATCAGGATTACATTTACCGGACATACAAAATAACACCTATTGCGGGTTTTGGACGTTATGCCTTTAGAGCTGAGCGAACCAATAACTCGGCCAGCAACTCAGTACTGTATTTGTCCGGTGCTCATGCTGTAACCATCCGTAAAAACGTAGTATATACCGATGACACAATTGTCAGGGTCACTGTCAGACAGACGGAAACACAGACTGTAGCGTCAGATCGTAAATATAACTGTCTGGTGCAGAGGAAGGTCATATCATGGACGTCAAGCGGCATTGACTTTGCATTGCGGCCCAGCAGGTCATTTGCTGACGCCGTACTACATGAGTGGGTGATCATTGGCAAACAGGATCCATCCAGGCTTGATTTACCTTCGCTTTATGCCATTAAAGACTCGCTGCCAGATGCTCAGCTTGGTTATTTTGACTGGACATTTTCCGATGAAAATCAGCCGCTAGGTGAGCGAATACAGACTATCTGTAACGTAGCTCGCGTTAGTTTTAACTGGATCGGTGATGTTCTTACATTCTGGCGTGATGAAAGGGTTTCTAACCCAGATGCGGTTTTCGCCCGTTCGAATATGTTCTGGGAAGATTACAAGTTGTCATGGAAAATGTCTTTACCTGGTGGGTATGACGGCGTGACGCTCGACTACGTCGACCCTTCAACTAACAAAAAGACCTACATATACCTAAACGTGGGGACCTCCGGAATAAGTGAAGTTTCCGACGCTACTGTTAACGCGATGCAGATCAGCCTGGACGGCTGCCGCAACGCCACTCAGGCAACCGACAGGGCCTGGCTTGAGGCGAGGAAAATTCTCTACTCACGCCTGACCATGACGGTGAAAGTGCTGGAGTCGACTCAGGTGGTGCGCGGTACGGTGGTTCAGTGTCCTGACATGTACGATAACGCGCAGCAAACAGGCTATATCACCGGGCGATCCGGAGACGTGTTTGCGACCTCAGAGCGTATCGACTTTTCTCTCGGCGATATGTGGGTGGTGATGACCGACAGCCTCGGCAATTACCGAGGGCGCTGGCGGGCCTATCCGGTAAGCGGCAAGCCCAAAGCATTTCAGGCTGCAGCTGATACCTTCGATCTGAACATTTATGACCGCAACACGGTGCAAAACCCCAGCCGGTATTTCATCGCTACCGACTCGGAACTTAATTCCACTATCTGGCGCGTCGATAGCGCCAAACCTAACGGTGACGATACTCAAACCCTCTCACTCACTGAGTATTCAGACTCGATTTATCCGTAACACACAGCAGTAATTACCAACCTTCGCGCACACCATCAGATTCACTTCTGAGGGCTTCGTGCGCCTTTTATAGGGCGACATGCACAATGGCAGAAGTACCGTTACCAACTCCCACAGATAACGCTGTTCCGAGCACGGATATCCGGGATGCAGTTTATGCCGGCGCCATGCTGGATAAGGTTGTCACCAGTACCGATCTGAAATACACAGATCGCCTCGGCGGTGAGCACTACACCGTAGACGGGATTAAGGCTGAAGGGGATAAGGTCGTTGAGGAAACGAGGCAGAATCTGATCCCTCTCAGCCGGCAATACATGACGCTGGCAGCGGCGCAGGCGGATATCGCAAATATCCCAGTGGGGTCTACCACGTATTACCGCAGTCCTGATGATAGCGCGCTGGCTATCGAGGTCATGAACGTTAGCGGGACATTGCAGCCTACCGGGCGAACTATGGATGCTGGAGGAAATATTCAGCAGGCGCCATTGTCAGAGTCGCTAACTATTTTTACGGACGATTTGGGTTTTTCTCATTCAAGAATTCGTAGCGATGGTGCTTTGGAGACACCTATGTCGCTACTGGATGAAAATGAAATCTCTTCCGGAAACCTCTCGGTTATTCATGACCCTCATTTTGATGACGCGCAGTTAATGCTTTCTGATGATCTGGGTTTTTCAATACCAGCGACAGGAGATGATGAAGGCGGCAGCGTAGATCCAGGCGAGGTCACGGTTGATCTCCCTCCGCAAACAGCGGCATATGGTTTGCTGTCGAAGATGCGAGCTGCATTGGACGATGTCTGTATCATCATTAATTCCGATTCTACTGGTATTACGCAGGATACCGACCCAACTACCGGGCAGGTTTTTAAAAAATGGACCAGAAAACTCGCGGAGTTTCTGGCAGGTAATTATCCAGCGTATACGGTGAATTATTATACGTGGTCTTCAAATGCTTATACCACACCGGAAACAATTCAAATAGGCTCAGCTGGTAAAACTCTGCATTTTTATAATGCTGCAGTAGCCGGTACGCAGCCGCTGTATCTGATGGGACAGTATTTTGAAGCAGCGTACGTTCCTCGCCAGGCTGATCTTATTATTTTGAACCATGGACACAACACAGATAATAATGTTCCTGCCAGCACCCACATGGGAATGGATTTAGCAATTCTATATACAATGCTGCAGAGACATCCTAATGCAGGCGCTATTATCGTTTCGCAAAATCCTCTTCGGGATAGTGATAATGGCACAGTCAGAAGCAATGGTGCACGACAGGCAGCTATAACTTCGGGGTTTAGCCTGGTAGATGCCTTTCAGTTATTTCAGAACGCAGGCAAGCCTACCGGCTGGTACATGGACAATATTCATCCCAATTCCGTCGGTGATTCGCAGATATTCGAACTTGTGAAAAATTTGTTCGTCTGGCCAGCAAGTCCATCAAGATTTATACCCGGACTGGCAGCCGCAAACAATCTTCTCACGAACGCTGATTTTACCACCTGGACTGAAGGGCTAGATGCACCTGATGGATGGAGCCTTACAGGTTGTACAGCTGAAAAAGATACAACAAATTACGAAAGCGGATCTTATGGTTTGCGTCTGAATCAGACCGGAACCTTGGAATCTTACGCGGCTATTCCATTATCGTCTTCCCTGGTTAAACGACTAAAGGGGAAAACGGTGGTGCTGGCCGCCAGAGTATTTGTACCGACAACATCAACGCGCGGGAATTGTGGTTCAATCCAAATCCCGGAAATAACTAACAATCGGCCTTACGGCACTCCAAGTGGTGGGCGTGGTGGATACATATGGAAAGCTACTGTCATTACTGTGCCAACGACAGTGACAAATCTGACAGTTCGCGCTGTACTCGACACTTCAGGCGGAGTGGCCGGTAACTGGTGCACATTCGACAGGCTGACGTTAATTGCAGGCACTATCCCGCAGGATTTTTATTAACCGGAGAGTAATTATGGCAACCAGAATTATTAACAAAAATGCCAGTTTGTGGGCTTCACCAAAAGCGAAACTTTCTGTTCCCTTTGCGGGTCCATGGGAAGTTTATTGTTCATTTGGTGTTGATGCAGCAACATCCGTCCGCAACCTGATCGAGAATAAGCCGGCGCTCTCTGTTATTGGTAGCCCTTCATATGGAGAAAATTATATTGAGCTGACCGGTGCGCAGGTTGCCTACCTGGCAACCTCGATTAAAAATACAGAGGATATGACCATAGTCGCCTCGGTGATGCCGATGAATGATGCAAGTTCTGCTGTCGTCTCAAACTATCAATCGCAGCGTGCTGACGGTACCGGTCTGTGCATTGGTACTCAGCTGGGGTTTGATATCAACACACCCGCAGATGGAAACGTTCAGGCCACGTTTAACCATGGTGTACTGGTGAATGGCGTTTCGACAGGTGCTCGGGCAAATACTCCTGATGCGCCCATTAATACATGGAGTCTGATTAGCGGAAGGGTGAAAAACTCAGCCCGCGCAAGAACTGTGAATAACCTAACCACAGGAACAACAGGGGTGAACAGTCCAGCACTTAACCCTGCTGATTTGGGTGATTTCCTGCGAATAGGTTCGGCGTATAACAGCCAGTTTGGTGGTGTGTTGAGGGTTTGCGAGGTCGCAATCCTGAGCGGGTATTTAGCTGATGCCGATTTTGCATCACTGGTTCAACTGATGCGCGCCAGTGCGGCAAAAAAAGGGATCTTGGTATAAAACCAACAATAGCCCCCCCGATATATTCCTCGGGGGTTCTAAACGTCTATGTTTGAATAAATTATTAAGTAGGTCGCCGTTTTGCATAACCCATTACATCAAGAGCTGAAGTTGCCTCTTCAAGGATGCTTACATCATTTTCTTCCATAGCGCGAATTACGACTCTGTTAATTATCTTGCTTGTCTCGAGAAGATTGCGTAGGCTGCTAATGTCGTCCTCTTTTAAACTCAGTTCGTCCCTTAATCTAGAACACTCCTGAAGTGTCGCTCCGTTTTGTGCCAATATTTGCTGCATATTGTTTAGTTCGTTATTTTTATTTGCTATGGTCTCATTGATATCTTTTATTTGCTTTTCTTGATTTGAAATTTCATCTTCAAGTGATTTTTTCTGCGATGTAAGTTGTGAGATTACACCTTCAAGAGTTTTTGATAGTAATTGTTTTGAATCAATATTCAGTTTAGCCTCTTCAACTTTTTGCAAAGACTCTGCCTGAACAGCAAGAGTCTTTGCTTTGTCTCTTTCTATCTCACCAGTGCGAAGCTCGGTTAGTTTTTCATCAAGAGTCACTGCGCGCGATGTGATTCTTTTTATAATATAGTTAGCGAATGGGATCAGTAAAGTTAAAATAACTCCTGTCACAATGGGTAGTATATATAGATTATAAGTTGTGGTCACATCTAGTGCGATTTTAACTCTTTCTTGAATATTGCCTTCTTTACCATAAATGAAATAAATTATTGGCTTCCAATTATAAATTACCCATGAGGTTAAGATATAGCCTATTAATGGACTATTAAATCTCTCTTCAAATGATTTTAAAATTGCTTTTTTTAGTTCATCCATAAAGCATCTCTAAGAACAAGGGGGTTAGATTTCACGATAGCACTATACCTACCGAGTGTCATCAGTGGGAGTTTATGAAATTTATACATAGCTTGATCATGATTGCGGAATTAATGATTGTCTTTGTGATATAAAACTGAAGGGAAACTTATTTTAAGGAGAAATATTTTGTGTATATATCTTTCAGTCACGATCAAGAATGCTCATGCTAGAAGTTGCAGATCCATCATTTAGGTTAGAAGGAGAATGCCAGTCTTTACCCATTAAAGCTGAATCTTCCTTCTTTCTCGTTAATGTGTTGTGAGTCTGGTTTATTTGGTCAGGGTTAGGGGAAATGCCCGCTTCATCACTCTGAGCATGCATTTCTCCTGGATTAACTTCATCATCCTGAGTGCTTGTCCATGAGCCATTGCTTGAGTAGGTGTCCATCCCATTGACCTCGTTTGGGATGCTATCTGTCGTGCTTCCATCATCGTTGACGCAGAATTGGCCCCCCAACCCATTAGAAGTGCAATCCGCTGCATGGACGGTTTGAATCCCTGGAAATACAAGGATGATAGCCGTAGTTAACACCTTGAGATTCATTTGTGTACTCCATTTACTGGATGATTGCTTTCATCAACTATATGAATTATTTCCATTATCTGTGGTTACTTTGTGTGATTATTTGTAAGTCTGTTTTACGTATCTAAACTCCTTGCTTTGCCTGCATGCACCTGAATAATCATTATGTTGCGTCGGTGCGCCTGATCGATAGCTGGACTTGTATTGATCAGTTCTCCCAACAAAACTACTGTATATAAAAACAGTATTTCGGGGGGCAGACATGCATCGACAGTCAGACATCGCCGCGGCTTTCCGCGAGTCCATTTTGCGCAGTTCCAAAGGGTTCCAGTACCTTCACACCCGCGACTTCGTTACCGCGCTGCGCCGGCGCGGCATCCACTTTACCGAGGTGGAGGCGAACTCCTGGATCGCTCGCGAGCAGACGTATTTTGTCGATAAGACGCCGGACCATAGCGAAAACAGGCTGTGGATGATGGCCAGCATGGGGAGGGTCATCTGATGGGATTTCCATCTCCGGCGTCTGACTACGTTGAACAGCGTCTGTCTGTTAACACGATCTGCAATGTCGGGCCTAACACTCGCGTTTTCGAAAGGGATTGCGGCTATGTTGTGCTGGATATCTCCCTGAAGCCAAAGCAGGGTAGTCAGGTTCTTATCCAGCACGGCGGCGGGACGGAACTTGCCACGCTGAGAGGGAGGGCGTTGATTACTGAAGACGGCGAAGCGATTGAAGGCGAGGCCCTGGATGATGTCACTGTCGCCGGCGTTGTGACGCATGTCATTTGTGATGTGCGAAGCGATAGCCTGGCGGTTTAACCATGAAAGAGTGGTGCGCACCGAAAATTACATGATTAACTAGCGCGCTAATGATGCGTCCTTCCGGTGATGAGGTAAACCGGGGATTTTGCGATCTGGATAGCTGCTCGCAGATTTTGGCATCTCAGGAGATGGCGCAAATGGAATCCTGATCCTGGAAGAAGTCGCGTGACGGGTGTGTCGTAGTTGTGGCGTGACAGGAATGCACTAAAAAGACAGGGATGTATTCAAACGACACGAAACGACACAAAACCGGATGCGAACGCGGAAAACATGTGTGATTACAGTGTGTTATTTAACGCTCTACTTTCTTCTAAGCCGTAGGTCACAGGTTCGAATCCTGTAGGGCGTGCCATACTCACTTCTCTTAGCGTCCCCTGAAGTCTACTCAGCCCAGTATATACGCGGCATTTTCAAATATTCCATTACCTCAATGTCTTCTATGATTCATTGAAATCCACATTCATGTGGAGGGAGATTCCTGTTCAATGAAAGGAGATACCCCAGGTGAAGCTCGCAGCCCGCCAGGTCGATATATCAAAACTAAGGACAAACCCTATAAACTGTCTGATGGCGGTGGCCTTTAGCACCGTTTGATGCGCGTGAGCTGGAATGCATTATTGTCAGCCAACGACACGTAACAGCAGGGGCACTTCATTACCCGCATCATGTTTTCAGACCGATAATCAGCGAGCGCTAAGCATGGCGGCTGTGGTAGGATACAGTTGCTGTCAGGAGCCCTCCTCAAAAATATTAAGGCTTGGGTAATATATGAATACTCGTTCGTTATATTAAAGGAACAGGAGCCTGATTTCACATGTCAGATATTGAACTTGAAAGATTTAAGGCAATGCTTCGTGATGAGTCTATTGATGACCTGCTAACCGCGCTTGCGTACAAGATTCCTTTGTACAGATTAGACCCATTAATCATCAGGGGGCGAACAGAGCACATTACAAATGCGGAATTAATCGAGTCGTTTGACCGATTATATCAGGCCGGAATTTTGATGACTGGTGAGAATGGTCAAGTAGTGAAGGGGCCTAAATGGGTTGAACCAGAGTTCGTGAAAATGGAGAAATACTTTCCGCATCCGCGGTAATAGCAACATCCAAATTACCCAAAATAGCTTCATGAGCACGACGTAACCGACTAACTCGAACACCTTTGCAGCTATGTACTTTTATCCTCTAGTTTCCGCTATCAATCCTGGATAGCACTCAGGGGTTTATTAAGTGGTAACTCATCAGCAAAGATGTGCATGCTGTCGATGACTTGGCATTCATTGAGTTGGCGCCTGGCGGAGCATTAAACGGATTCATCAGTAGTTGATCGCCTGGTCTACCTATTGCAAGACAACGTTTAGCCTCGCCCTGCTTTTTGCAGTGATACTTACACTATCGCTGGCTTCTGAAGGGCGTCGGACATAACGCAAATTATGCATGGTTCGTTACACTGAACTATTCATAATAGTCGCGCATTACGTTGAATATCCGCAGGCTATATACTTGGTAGACTCCTCACTGGAGCGGGGCCCGTACTCACATTTTGCGGGCAGGGTAATACACCTTAAATATTTGAAGGGATAGGATACTTCAGCTCGATTTGCGGCGCATCGCTTAGCCACCGGCCAGATTTTGCCATCAGGTATCCGGCGATTTCTTCAGGCGTTAAATCGACATGAAGCATGTCTTTATCCTGAAACCATTCATTAGGCCAGTAGATGAGGTCGGATGGATTGGCATCAAAGTTTTTCTCAAGCAGTCCCAGCGCGTAGCTTTGTTCAGATTCCTTACCTTCGGCCTGACACACAAACTGGATGATCTGAATCAGCTCATCCCAGGATAAATCCGCCACGTATTTTTCTTGATTAAACGCCATCCCGGTGAAGTCTTTTGCACTGGTCCATGAAGAGAAATCCCGGAAATCAGAGAATGCATACGGGTTAATAACCTGGCTATTCCAGTCATTTATCAACATTTTCAACCCGGTATCCTCTTCCTTAGCCCCGTTATCAATTTGCGCCAGTATCTCTTCGGCCATGTCCGCTAGCTGTTTCAGTTTCTGGCGGTTTACTTTGGCTGGTTGCAGACGTTCGGGTAATGGCATCGGTTTATTCCTTGTAAAATTGAGCGCATCAGTGACAAGCTATGCTCCCATCCTGGTCAAACATTTATCCAAAGTCTATATACAATCATTCCCTCTTCTGACAACGAGCGTCTAACGGTATAAATATCAGCGGTGGGTCTCGGGCGTTCGTTACCCGCCATCCGCAAAAAATCTACTTTTCAAGATGAAAAGTGGCTTCGCAAACCATATCTGTTAGCCGACTTCTATGCGCAGGAGGCCGCTTGCAGCCTGTTTCAGAGTACACCCAGTTGTACCATTCCCCGCCAAATAACCGCAATCTGATAACAAAAAGTTTAATTTTTTTCCCCGCCGTGCTGACTATAGTTAGGGCACTTTCACTTGCCCAATAAGGTCACGATTATGAAATTAGTTATCGCCTCCGTAATTTCTCTGCTCAGCTTCAGCGCGCTGGCGGCGCCAGAGGGGACGCTCAGCGTACACATTCTTAATCAGCAAACCGGGCTCCCTTCACCGGGGGTGCAGATTGAGCTGGATAAACAGCAGGGGGAGAGCTGGCAGCATATCGCCACCGGTAAAACGGATGCCGATGGGCGGATTAAATCGCTCTATCCGCAGGCGGAGAATATGGAGCCGGGGGTGTATAAAGTGACGTTTAAAACCGGTGACTATTTTAAAAGCCAAAATATGAATACGTTCTTCCCGGTGATTCCGGTTATTTTCAATGTCACAAAGCAAAATCAAAAACTGCATATCCCGCTGCTGCTCAGTCAGTACGGATACTCTACCTACCGCGGCAGCTGATGACCCAAGCCGCTATCCAGCCAACGCCTGCGCCTCTCCCGCAGGCGTCACGCTTTCCTCGCACCACGATGTCCACGCCTAACGCTCGGTCTCTTTCTCTTTAAAGTGTTTAACGGCTTCGTCGTACATCGCCAGCAGGCCGGAAATTTCGCCTTCATATTGCGGCACGCGCTGGGCGCGAACGAGCTCAATCAGCAGCGCATAGGCTGCTTCTTCCGGGGCCGCATGTGGATTAATAAGTCCAGACAT